TTCAGCATTCACAAATCCTTGTGAAGTCGCAACCAAAGATAACTTTGATAGCTCATGCTTAACTAACTTCTTAATGCGTAGCAGTTCAGCATTCTGTTTCTGCTGTAGTTCACAGAGTGCAACAGAGTGCGCACGTTGCAGTGAATCAATGTCCATGATGATAACCTCAATAAATTACAGTCCTATCTGAAGCACCCCACGTGGCGGAGCGGAGCCCTAAATTGAGCGCGATACGAATTCGTATCAAGCGTAATAATGACTCACTTAGCTTCAATCAACGTAAACTAACTTCGCCGCAGCAATTGCATTGCCGCTTCGAACAGTTACGTAAACTTTGTAAGTGAACTCATCCCCTGGATCTGTGTGACCGAAGATAACGTATCCACGTAACTCGGCTAACCAAGCTGCGACATTACCTTGTGGCAATTCATGAACTGGCACACTAACCTTACGGCCAGCTGCAAGCACCTCTGCCGCCCTCTCGAACCTCTCAACTCGATCAGTCATTAACCTTCTCCGTTGATAGGGTGCTAATCTCCCCTGGTAGCAGACACCTAACCTCACTTAATATGAGGAAAAAAGATCTGGGTCATACCCCCCATTCTTTTTTTCTCCCCACATTCACTTTCGGTTAGCTATCTGAAGAAGCGTCAGGTAAATCTGTACCCTATATGGGATTTATACGACCCTTTTTTGGGGTAATATCGATTTATTTTTAAAAATTGTGGTCCCTACTTCGAGGTAAAACTGCATTTCTGTATGTACTTACCCCAATTTGCCCAAGAATTTACACAAAAAAGCCGGGGGTAAACCCGGCGTTTGTTAATTTTACTGGCTTATATCATCCACCCTTGGATCTTTTGTAAGCCAATGTTGCGGCCTTAGCTTTTTCGAATGCTTCTTTGTCAGGTAGTTCGTATGCCAAACTCATCTTGGCATCTTTAACAAAACCACGCACATCAAGGGAGTCATGGCCCTTAGTAGCCATGCTCATAGCCCTATCTTTAATTGCTTCTAGAGCTTCTACTCGTTTTTGACGTGTTCCCGCGTCCATCCTGGTGTGAACTGAACTTCTTTACTTAATATACCGTCCCTACTCCCTGGATGAAGAAACAATAGAATGTGTGAAGGTAAAAGTTAGTTGTAATAACTACATATGGCGCTCTCTCAAGCTGATTTTTACGCCTACAGCCGTGCTACTGGTGCCCCTGTACCGCAAGATCCGGAGGAACAGGCACGGATGGTGCCAGAAGTACTTGAGTTCCGTCGTAATCAACTCAGGGCTCCACGTCAAGAAAAAAATGATGGCTTTGATGTAGGTGATTTACTTGGCGTTGGTGCATTAGCGGCAGGAGTTGGAGCAGGAGCCTATGGTTTGCGTAGAGGACTTGCTGGTCGTGGCCGTATAACCGTTTTTGATCCGCCTTCAGGTACTGGGGTAACTCCAGAGACAACTGCTAGAGCACAAGTTGCGCCAGATATTGCCAACTATGGAGCTGTTGGAAATTTACAACGTAATTTAAATCCGCCTCCAAGTAAAGAAGTTGCACAACAACAGCGAAGCGCATTTGAATCTGGGGAAGATCAGTTTACTGGTCGCCAATTACGCGAGGTTCAACGAGATACAGATGCTACTACAGGCCGTCTGCCTGTTAGCGATCAAGTCAATACCCAAAAAATTTCAGCTCAAGAATTTTTAACCAAACAAGTTAAGGAAGAACCAGCTATTGATCTAGATGCGACTTATACCTATAAAGATTTACAAGCTGCACAACTCCCTGAGTTTGAAATCAATGCTCGTATGCAGGCATATGCAAGCACGGGTGATAAAGCATTATTGAATCCGAATGTAAACTCTAAAACCATTGGGCATTACGAATACTTGAAAGCGTTAGGAGTACGTAACGCAAAAGTTAACAGCCAAATGCAGCTCATTGATGGTGAGTTAGTTAATCCCGAGGGTGATGTACGTATGTCTGCTTTTGCTAAAAAGCAAACAGCGGTTTCGGAAACATTAAACAATGTAGATACTGAATCTTACGACCCAATTAGTGAACAAGTCACTGGCTTGACACAAGGTGCCAGTACTTCGCCTGCTTCTTTTAAATTGAGTGAGCAATACGATAAAGCAATTCAAGATTTGCGAGGAGAATGGGATAGTCACGTTCGGGAAAACGTTAGGCGCATGGCAACTAACGAAGGTGACTATAGCGACATTGTTATGCCTGCCCGCGCCGAACGACGTGTTGATTTTCAAGATTTAGACATTCCTGTAAATATTGAAAAAGGTAGTGAGGGGCAAGGTTTAAGTCGCACTCTTTATAGGTATACTCTTCCCTCAGAGGTTGTTAGCCAAATTGAAAAAGGTGAAAACGTTGTATTAGATGTTCCTTTTCAAGTGAACAAAGGTAGAGCTTATTTAGATTACAAAACCAATCCAACGCTTACAAATAAAGTTGTTGCACAAGACTATCAACGCACAGGGCGTGCCTTGGTACAGTTACACCAAAAACATGTTGGTCCTTATGAAGAATCTAAATATATTCCCAACCTGACGGAAGGTACTTATTTTGAGCCAGGGGAAACTGGTATTACTCCCAAGGGCGGTCCTGGATCGCAACGTGGCAAACTTGTTGGTGGGGCAGTGGAAGAAGCTTTAAGTGACACTTTGGCACCTCTTAAATTCCAAATAGATTCTGATCCTAAAAATAAATTTCCAATTAAAGTTGTTGGATTCGATCAAAGCGGTTCAGCCATTCCAGTTGAAACATTAGACGAATTGAATTCACTTGGACCACTCTTGGATGGAGAGGGAAACGTTTTAAAAGTTTCCGCTGCACAGCAACGACATTCAGTTTTAACGCAACCCATGTCAGTGCGTCGTGTTACGCCCGTGCTTGAAGCAGATGTACAAGGTAATACACGTCAACGTAATGTTCAACGTGTTGCTAGGAGCACAGGCAAGAGTTTTTCTGCTCCTTTAGTTCAAATTGAAGATCACATTACGTATGCACCTCTTCAAGTTTTTGATGCAACAACGAATCAAGAAGTCAGTGGATCTGCACAAATTTCACGTGCAACACTTAATGGGACACTAGATCGCTTAGAAGGTGAGCTACATAAAGCTGGTTTAAATGCCGACTACAACATATTAGCGGATAGGTTAAATCAGCACTTGATCAATACTCAAAACATTAAACTTCCCGTACTGTCTTCTAATACTGCCTTCAACTTTATTGAAAATGTGCGTGGTCGCCCGAGTAGCCGTCCAGCTCGTGTCATGTACGGAACAATGGGCAGTCTTGGGGAAATTTATCCTATTGCCGCCAATCAAATCGAAACATTTTTAGATGTTAATCAATTACCAGCTCTTGGTACCAGAAAAGCTGGGCAGAGTGGTTTCTCAAGTGTTACACGTCCTCGACAAGCAACTGGTGTGCCCACCTTAAATATCCAAGAAGCACCAAAGGGTACGTTAACTGGTGTTGCTGCAGAAGACGAAGATATGCTTCAACAAAATCGTGACGTAAGAGGTTCAGTACTTGATGAAGGTGATTTACCTTATTCAGGTTTTCGGTCTGTTGAACTAGGTAGCGCACGTCGCCCAGGTCTTGGGCAACAACCGATGTCAGCAGCAACAACTGGTACTGGAGCCGAATTACAACAAATGCGTTCCGCAATGCAGAATGTTGAAAATAAAAACTGGCAAGCTCAATTTCCGCATCTTGCTCCTCAGCAAGAAGCAGCGTCCTTAGCTGGTAACATAGAGACAGCGATGACAGGTCTACTGGCGCAAGCAGGTCGTCGTGCAGGCAAACGTCGTAATCGCTAATCATGTCTAAAAAGAAAAACAAAGAAGATAAGCCAAGCAAGTGGATTCAATCTTCTGATATGAAGGAAGGTGCCTTCACAGCTAAGGCTAAACGTAAGGGTATTACCACTGCTCAACTACAGGAAAATGTTTTGAGCAGCCCAGATAAATACGATGAAACTACTCAAAAACAAGCCAACCTCCGCAAGACCTTGGTAGGATTACACAACAAGAAAAAAACCAAGAAAACTGAGGATTGATGGCAAAAGACGCACGCCTAGATCTTGGTCGTTACGTATCAAATCCTTTTAACAGGCAAGGGCAAGTAAGTAAAAAACTTGACTTCCATGATTTGTTTGCATCTAAACCTGCAACAGGGGAGTACCCCTGGAACCCATCAAGATTTAGTGAACGTGATTTGACAAGGCGGATGATGACTCGTAAAGAGACATTGAATCCAGCCTTAAATTTTGTTGGTAATGCACCTTTCTTTGATGGTAATAAAAATGGTGTAACGCCTGAGTATGAAATGTTTGATGGGGTTGGGCGTTTTAACAGACCTCAAGATTATGATTTTGCTGAAGGCCGTGGCAAAACGATGCAACGTCCACAAGAGCAACCTGATTTTAATCCGCAATGGATGGAAGCCTACAAAATTAGTCCGACTTTGAATCCGGCAAAGATGGCTAAAAATCCAATGCCACGACTCAGAAACCCAGATCCTCAAGGATATCTTATGGCAATGGCTGAGAAACAAGCAGAGAATGAAGTTGAGGACAAACCTTCTATTTCTCAGTTACTTGATCGTGAAGGATTGATTAAAGTGCAACAACTTAAAGAAGAAGAAAAACAAGGAGAACAAGCAGCCAATGCCAATGAAACAGAAACTAATACTTCCCCAGGTAAAACTCTGACTTAGGTACGGATAAAATAAATAGATAAAGGTTGCATAAGATGCCGATTCCCACAGGTCTTCTTCAGCGTCTTGCTCAATACGCTGGAAAAAATAAAGACATTGTCGGGAACGTTGCTACCGGCAGTGCGTTAACCGCAGGGTTTGGTTTACTGGGAGGTGGACCAAAAGCTGCCGCCGCATACGGAGCAGCTGATTTTTTAACAGCTTACCCAGCTACGTTAATTGCTCGTAAGCTTGGTTCAAAAATCACCAAACCTGTAATGGGAATTTCCCCAAAGACACTACAAGGTGGTTTGGAGATGACTGCAAACTTAGGGGCATCTGTTGTTTCTCCTCTTGTTGCAGATGCAGTAGCTGGTAGAGCTTTGTACCCAGAAACTACTCAAAGCAATATTCTTCAGCAACAACAGGTTGCTCAAGAAATGGAACAACGTGCTGCTATTAATGGTCTACAGGAACCACAATTAGTTTCCCCTGGAACACAGTTCCAAATGCAGGGTCTCGAACAACAGTTTTTACAAAACTTTACAAAACCTCAGCAGTACATGTCTGAGTTGATGCCTGAGTATGAACAATACCTAAATGACTTGCGTTCTTATGCAAGGCAGGGACAAACGCTATGAATCTTTTTCAGCCAATTAAACAAGTTGCACAAGACCTTCAAGAAGGTTTTAAAACTGCTGATCGTATTCAGCAGAAGATGATTAATGATGGCATGGGGTATGGTCAAAGTGTTTTAGATCCTCGCTTTAAAACTAAAGTTGCAGAAGCAGGGATTTACGCTCGTGAAAACCCAGCTAAATTCTTAGGTGCTTATGCATCTCGCATGATGGTTGATGCTGCAAACGACGGTACTCGTACGTACTGGTGGCGCTATAACCATCCGTTAGCAATTGCGCAACGTGGGCTTGAATCAGGAGTTAATCGAGATTGGGTTGGATCACCTACGGCACGTGCGGCAATAGCTCTTGGGATTGCAGTACCAGCTGTTGCAGCCGCTGGCACATATGATATTACTAACCCAGAAGAGCAATTCCGTCCTAAGGGATTTGCACAAACCTATTCAGCACTTGGTACGGATGATCGAAGAACATCTCAACAACCAGTTCAAGAGATGTTCGAACGTTTCTTCTTGGGGCGTACAGGTGAGCCGCTTAAGTACGAAACAGCTAAAAGAGATATTCCTAGTTTGACGCCACAACGATACGGTAATTATTTAGATTACACTTACAACGATAGAGGCTTACTAGGTCTTGGTGTTCTCAAAGGAACAACTGAAAATCTTCAAGGTGTACCAGAGCTTCGAATGTTAGGCTTCCCTGTAAACATTCCAATGGTCGCAGGTTTTGCTACTGGAACAACTGGTGCTGTACTTGCAGGTAAAGGTAGCCAGCGCTTAGGGATCCCTGGTGGCAAGACACCCTTGGCACGTGCTGCCCGTGGTTTGGCTGGTGGTTTACTTGGGTCGTTAACAGGTGTTGCAGCCGGTAATGCAGTTAATGAACAAATTGCAGCAGCAAATCGTCCAAAGTTCCCTACGGTTAATGAGTATCAAAATATAAGTGCTGATAGAATTTAACTAACAAGATAACTGCGTTAATAATGACTCCAGACGAAATTGCAAAGATGCAGGCTGGTCTTGACCCACGTGCTTATTATCAAAATATCCAACAACAGGCCGCCGCTGGAACCGTTCCTGCAGAAGTTTTGCAAGGGCGTGGTGCCACTACCATTGCTCCGAAGGGTCCTGCTATTCCCGCAGCTCAACAAGCCAAGCAGTTTGCAGGCAGAACCTTAGAAGACATGATGGGGTATATGAGGCAGGCTAAGGGTGGCCTTGCAGAGATTCCAACGGGGCGCCTTGGCTTAGGAGCTGGACTTATCCCTGGTGTTACCACAGCATTGTCTGAGCTTGGTGAAGGACGTACCGTTGGTGCCGGTGGTGCCCTACTTGGGGCCGGAATTGGCGGTGTAGCAGCCGCTGGTGCAGCTCGCCTTATCCCTAGTACTGGTCGTTTTGGCTTAATTGGAAAAGCTGCTCAAGTCGCTTTACCTTTCCTTGGTGCCCAAATTGGTGCAGGGCAAGGCGCACAAGCTGCTGAGTATGGTCGCCAAGCTGTTACCAAGATTCCAACCAAAGGTAAAGAAGGAGATTTTGCTTCTCAACTTGCAGCACAACAAGCTATGGGTGAGTTAGGTGCTACACAGTACCGTAACAACCTTGGCGTTCAAACCAGTGCAATTCGTGATCTTCAGAAATATGCGTCCGATCTTCAGCATTATGATTTAAAGCGAAATCTGCCTCTTATAAATCAAATGAAGAATGCAGACCTTATTCGTCAGCAATCTCTTCTTGCAAGCCAAGGTCAACAACTTGGTAACTTGAGTGTCCTTGGTACTGCTGGTCAGCTTGCCACTGGCGGTCAGTCTGAAACTGGTGCAACTATTCGTACCATGCTTACGGCTAACCCTTATGCCAACGCAGTGTTGAGGTAATCATGGCTGACCAAGGATATGGTTTTAACAACCTTTTAAATAACCCAGTTACTTTTGATTGGAACACTGCTCCTAATGTCGGATTTAAAGGAGGAGACTTTCAATCATTACTGAAGCCACCTGCAGCTGCTCCTCCAAGTGCCTGGAACAGGACTCCACAAAGCGTATTGGAATACCAAGATACTTTAAGGAGACAAGGGCGTACTGAAGCACAGATTGAGAGTGCAATGGCTAAAGCTGCACCCCCGCCTACGCCTGAACAACAAGGAATGGATAAAGTTTACGGTGCTCTTCAGCGGTCGCTGGATCAACAGATCTACAATCAAAGCCCTGCAGGCATGCGTGAACAGCTTGAGATGGGTAAAGAAATGGCTAAAGAGCAAGCCAAGCGAATGTTAGAGTTCCAAACGCTTGCTAATATCCCTGGTCAAATTGAACGTTCTTTTGCGGCTGATAAATACTATCAGGGCATGAGCCAGATTCCTGAAATTTATCGTGGCACATTCGCAAGTGTGCCATCGATGAATATTCAAGCACCTAGCTATAATGCAGCACAAGTACGTTATTTCAGCTAGCTGACTTATAATAATAACAAATAGTCTTGGGTCGGCTGCTGGTCATTTGAGCAGCCCGTCTAAATCTGTAGGTAAATCAGGAGGGAACATGCCGTCTAAATCTGTAGGTAAATCAGGAGGGAACATGTTTGGTTGGGATGATGTAGCAGTAGCAGGTATCGGCGCAGTAGGCGGATTAATTTCTGGCTTTGGGCAACAACGTACTGCAGCTGATATTGCCAATGCGCAAAATGCTGCTCAAGCTGATGCGTTAAAGCAAGGCATTCTTTTTAACCGTGATTCCGCCAAGGGTAATATGGCTATGGCCATGTTCCCTCAAATCTATGGTTCTACCACTGGAGCAGACCTTGATTTTAATCGTCAAGCTCGTGGTAAACGCCTGGAACTGGGTGAGTTCATGCCCAAGCAAATGGGCCTAGAACGAGATCAATCAAAATGGGAAGCAGCTTTCCAGGGTAGTCCTTTATTTGAAAATGTATCACGTAAAAAACGTTTTGGTAGACTACAAGAAACAATTGCGGCAGCAAGAGCGCAACCAACAGGAATGTTTGGTCGTATTGCACAAGCTCCTATTGAATCGTTAATGGTGTAATTATGGGCGGGTCTAAAAAAGTTAGTTACAATCCACCAAAAATCCCAAAGGATGATACCTTTGAGAAGTATTTATCGTACCAACAAAGTAAAGAAAAGGACGCAGAGAAACTTGCTGCACAGGAAAAGGCAGAGGAAAAAGCGGCAGCTACTGCACGTAATGTGGCAGGCGCTGCAGGATACTCTGGTTTACGTACAGGTGTTGAAAACCAACTTCGACAAGGTTTAATCAATTACGAAGGTGCAGCTGATCAGTTGCGCAGTTATGCAACTAAGTATGAGATGGCGCCTCCTGAAGGGGACGTTAATCAACTTACTGATATCTATACCAAAGAACTTCTCCCCGGTCGCCGTGCGACGGGTATAGGCTCCGCTTACGAAGAGATCCTGGGACGCCAAGCTACACCTGAAGAACAAGCAAAAGCTACTGAACGTTTTAACCAAGGTTATTATAGTTCTAACGAAGACTTGCGTAATTCTCTTTACAAGGGTTCAGAGTATAACGACAAGTTTAACCAGAGCTACCTGGATAATTACTATGACACGATGTTCGGTAAACAAACTACCGATGCAGCAGGGAAAAAAACAGGTCAGCGTACGTTTAAATTTGCGTCCAATCTTCTTCCGCAAATGGCGGAAGGTGCTACAAAACGCACTGGAGTTGTTACACCACAATTTGATTCTTTTACTGGAACACCAGGAGAGATTGATGAACAAACGCAGAATGTACGTGACACTCGTCAATATCTATACAGTGCTGGTCTCACCAATCTTCAAGGTGAAATTGACAAAGAAACCCAGAAGTTAAAAACGGAGGGATCTAAGGAGTTAGCTAAAGTTCAATCACAAGGTTCGATTTACAATAGTTTGGTTGGTAGCTTTAATTTTGGTTGATAGCTTTAATTTTTAAAATTTAAGATTGCTATAATTACTTTAAATTGACGCACATTACATGACTTCTGTACCTATTGGTCAATCTGCAAACGACGACTATTTTGATATCAATAAGTTTGAGCAATTGCTCCAGCGACTTGAAGGTTCCAAAGGTCGTCAACAACGTCAGAAATCCCTGGAGGGTCGCCGCGATATTTACTCGCAAGGTCTCGCCAGTATGATGAGCAACTTTTAATAACTAACCAAAATGACTTCTGTACCTATCGGCCAGTCTGAGAACGACGACTATTTTGATATCAATAAGTTTGAGCAATTGCTCCAGCGACTTGAAGGCTCTAAGGGTCGTCAACAACGTCAGAAATCCTTAGAAGGCCGTCGCGATATCTATTCGCAAGGTCTTGCTAGTATGATGAGTAATTTCTGATAGGAAACCAAAATGGATAATGGAGATTATGCTGGTTATTTAAATAGGTATCCAGACCTAAAATCTGCTTTTGGTTCAGATTTAGAAGCAGCTCGCGATCATTACAACAGGAGTGGCAGAGCCGAAGGCCGTACACTTGATCAGTTAACCACGCCTACCGGCCAACCTTCAAGTGATGACTATTTTGATATCAATAAGTTTGAGTCACTACTTAACAGACTTGAAGGTTCCAAGGGTCGCCAGCAACGCCAGAAATCCATAGAGGGTCGCCGCGATATCTATGCGCAGGGACTTTCTGGGATGATGAGTAATTTTTAATTTTTTCCTATAGAGTACAGAAGACATGACTAGCAGCTTTGCCGATCCATCAGTACCCATCGGTCAATCCGGTGAGGATGACTGGTTTGATCTAGATAAGTATCGCCAAGCTGCTGGTGTGGCTTACGAATTCTCGAAGAAAAAAATGGAGGAGGCTGGTGCTCAAGAACGTGAAACCATCGGTAAAGGGGCAACAGAATCTCGAGCCTCTGCCGAACAAGCTGATGAGTTCAGGCAAAGAGATGAAGGGCGCGATTACAACCAAGCCCAACGAGCTTATCGATATTGAAGTATTTGATACTTGGGTAGATAACCTTGATTCATCGACCCAGGAATCATTTTGTTCTTTTTCCTCAGAGAATTATTCTGTAATTGAAATTTTCCTATATGCCAGATTCCTTGGCTATAGAGGAAGCATCACTGCGTGCGATCTTTGGGTAAGAGATAATTACAAAAAACCTGATCATCGTAAAATCCTCTTGTATGAGATTGATGAGATGCAGGAAGATATCCGTAAATTAAGAGCAGACGTAGAGTTTGGAGCCGTGAAACGTGACGCAGGTGTTGCACGTGTTGCTTCGATGCAAAAAGAATTACGCGGCACCATTGCTCAGGTTGAGCAATTTACTTCAACTAAAGACCGCAAAGGTTTGTTAATGGCTGGTGCTGATAGAGCCATACGTGAGTTAATGTTTATCTTTAAAGATGATCCCTTTGAAGGCCCCCTGGAAGAAGCCTCAATGAGTGTGTGGGCACGTATGCAACTAGAAGAATAAATGGTTTAAAATATTAATAAATCACATAGTGTTTTTGAATGGGTGCTCAAGTAGGAAATACACGTTTAGCTGGTGACGCTGCCGCCCGTCTGCGTGAGGCAGCCAGCCAAGGGATCCAGATACGTCGTTTAGCATTACAGAACAGGGGATTGAAAAACGAAGGGCCGCCCCCTGGCGCTAAAACCCCCAACGTATTTGGTGGTGGATCACCTGATGTCAGTCTACCCAGAACTCCGCAAGGTTCAACTGAATCCGGATTCAGTGAACAGGGATCACCTGTTTATGATCAAATGATGGAGCGTATCCGCAATTCAAACCCAATGAAAAATGCGGGGTCTAATTTTTAATGTCTAAAGGTAAAATGCCTCCACAGTTTCTTGAGTATCTCAAGAAGAAAGAAGCCAAAAAAGAAGATGGCTCAGAGATGAGCGATAAGGAAAAGCGTAAAGCTGCTTTGGATAAGGCACGTAAATATCAGGAGCAAAAACGGAAAGGTAAAGAAAAGAAGTAAGATATTGTTTAGTACTGCTCTAAATAATACTCGTGCCTTCTTACCAGCATCTTGCTTACCGTCGCAATGCGCGTGCGGCGTCTAAGAATTTCAAGGTCAAGGCACCAAGCAACGCACATCTCCTGGAACGCGCCAGAGAAGATTTTGGATATTTCTGTGAGTATGTAGCAGATAAACCACCTGCTCAACACCACCAAAGCTGGCATCGTCACTTTATTACTAATGAAGATAGTAACTGCCTAATTCGAATTGCTGGTCCCAACGTAGATCTATTGGCTCCAAGGGGCTCTGCGAAAAGTACGGTCCTTGGTTTGTTAACTGCTTGGGCCATTGGTATTCATACACAAGCTAAACTTCCTCTTCAAGTTCTTTACTTGTCGTATACGGTTGATATCGCTCGCTCAAAGTCAGCAACCATTAAACGCATTATTGCAAGCAAACGATACCAAGAAGTTTTTCCAACAGTCCGTCTTCTTAAGAACGTTACCAGTAATGAGTACTGGTCTATTGACCATAAATTTGCTGGTATCGACGTAACCGGTGATGAGCAATTTACGCTTTGTGCAGCTGGCTTGAAAGGTTCCGTGACTTCTAAGCGTTCGCACTTAGTGATGATTGATGACCCTATCAAATCAGCCGCTGATATTGCAAACCCTGACATCAGGAAAATGATGCAGGAAAATTGGAATGCTGTGATCGCACCAACGATGTTTGAAGGGGCGCGAGCCATCTGTCTTGGCACACGTTTTAGACATGACGATATTCACGCTACAACCTTTAACGAACAGAATAATTGGACCCAGATTGTTCTTTCTGCTATTCAAAACAATGTTAAAACAGGAGACGAAGAATCCTATTGGCCTGATATGTGGTCCCTGGAATACTTAAAAGAAAAGAAACGACAAGCACCTGTTGCTTTTTCGTTTCAATACATGAATCAAATTATCAGACAAAGTGAACTCTCATTGGCACCAGAACTTATTGTTAAGGCGGAAATTGCAACAGAGTTTGATGCCCTGGGAATTGGTGTTGACTTGTCTGCGGGCATTAAAGAAAAGAATGACTACACAGTAATGATTCTTGGTGGTCGCATTGGCGACCGTATTCACATTATTGATTACAGACGAATCCGCGTCATGGGCAACCTTGAAAAGCTTGATGCCATGAAAGAACTTCTCAATGACTGGTCAATTCTTGGTGCTGATGAAGGTGGTAATTATTTCCCAACTTATTCCACGTGTGATATCTGGTCAGAAGCGGTCCAGTACCAAGCATCCTTGGAGGCTGACTTTAAGCGTGTTTGTTTAAATAACGAAGGTCTTTACAATTTGATTTGGCATCCAGTCAAAGGTTTTCGTGCAGATAAGCTGGCACGATTCCGTGGGATTATGGGCATGTTTGAAGACCGCAAAATCATCTTCAACCGTTTCAGGAATTTCACAAATCTCTTCGAGGAACTCACGAATTTCGGCGTAAGTGGTCATGATGATTGTGTGGATGCGTTGGTTTGGTTAGTCACTGGATTGGCAAGGAAAGGCAATCTACATTTAGATTATTAAAGAGGATGCAGATAAGCTGCGTTTAAGATTAGAGAAAGATTTACAGCTGTGGGACCAGAATACTTAACGCTTGCTCTTACCGCAGTTGTATCAGCTATTACGAGTGGATCTTGGGTGGCAAATAAAATTTTAACTAGAACGCACGAACGGATACAAACACTTAATGAATCGTTACGCTCCCAAGAAAATCGTGTGGATTCCTTGGAGCAACACATAAATCGGATGCCCTTGGAATATGTTTTAAAAGTTGACTTCCTTAGGGAAATTCAAAACATGCACGATAATTTTCAACAAATCAACAGTAAGCTTGATAAGCTTATGGAAAAGCTTTTAACCAAATGAGCAGTTACATTTTAGAGATCCAGGGAGATGATGACGGGGAGTTATTCATAGTCTTTCCGGATGAAGTAATTGAAGGTCTTGGGTGGCAAGAAGGAGACATCCTGAATTGGGATGTGAAGGGAGAAGGGATTATTTTGACTAAAGTTAGTGATCCAGCTGGGTATGTAGTATTAGAGGAGTAAAATAAGAACAACAGAAACTCCTAAATGTCTTACCAGTATTACCAAGGTGAACAAAATGTCCCCGGTGCCGCAGGGAATATCGGCGCACTAGCAGGTAATCCCTTTGGACCACAATTCACTATTCCACAACGTGGGATCCGTGGTATGAGCCCAGCTCAACTCGAAGAACTTAAACAGTGGGATCCAGGATCGGCACAACAGTTGCAAAATATTTATGATAATAGGAAATTTGGTGGTCCTACTCTTCTTCCCTTGGCATCAATAAATGGTCAAGTACCTACGGGAAATGCAGGTTTCTTTGCAGGCCCGCAATACGGTCAAATGCCAACAGGCTTTGCTGGTAAAAGCGTATCCTGATGAAAACAAAAAAGCTAATTAAAAAAGCATTTGAAAGCCCGGAACTTTTTAGCTCCGGAGAATTGATGTACTTTAATCTGTGGCTTTCCGAAAAGAAGAAAAAGAAATCTGCTAAGATCAGTAAAGATGAAAGGGAAAACAGTTAATGTCTGTTGATGCTAAGTCCCGATTAAAAGATATTGTTGATTCCTACATTGAAAAAGATGGGGGATCAGCAGTTGATACTGGGATTGTGGCATCCCACCTGGCACAAATGCGACTATTTGGCATTCGCCAAGGTGTAGAATTTTTCCCATCACAAGATAACTTCGGAAATCAACGCAAAGATTTTATTGATCGCGTAATCAAATACAATCAACTTGATATACGCCTTGATTCCATCTGGGATTATCACCTGGCTGATGGCCAGGGATTATTTTATATTCGACCCACACAAAACAACTATCGTCTTTACTACTTCCGTAAACACGAGTACCGCACTTTCTACAATATTGACGGCGAGCTAGATGAAGTTGTAATCATCTATAGCTATAAAGTTCGTCATGGGATTGGCTTTCAGCAAGATATTGGTGCCAGTGGTTTGTCTGGTTCCGCAACAATGGGTAACCAAGGATCCAAGCGTTACATCAGGCTTTCAATTAAACGCAAAACAATTGAAGAAACTCACTCAGAAGCTGAGCTTTCTTTTGATACGCTTTATCAAGTAATACCAGGTAAAACCAAAACTTTTAAAAATACACTAGGCTTCATTCCTTGTGTTGAAATCTTCAATAACCCCAAGGGTTTTTCTACTGAGGGTGTTGGGGAATTTGATGCGTTAGCTAATCATATTTGTACGCATGATGAAATGGTTCGGACCATGCGAAAGAACGTTCAGTTCTTTGGTAATCCAACATTGCTTTCGTCGCGTCCAAAAACTGACTTAATGGAATCCGGTAGTGATTCTGTTGTACAACGTCCATCTATTGCAGCCAATTCTGGATTTGGCAGCATGGGCTCTTTGAGTCGTTCTACTTTCAAGCAAGATCCCATTAGCCGTGGTGCTGACGGCCAAATGAGGGTGCCGCGCATCATTTCAAACCTGGAGCCAAACGATAGAGTTGGTTACATTGTGCCAGATGCTATTACTGGTGATCAAAATAGTTTTGCTCGTCAGTATAGAGAAGAGATTAGGACAGCTCTTGGTGGTGTTGATGAACTTTCGATTTCGGCAGGCGTAACTGCAACTGAGTACAAATCACTGTTTGGACGCGTATCAGCAACATCTAAAAAGAAAGCAACTGCAATTTATACACATGGCATCTGTAGGTGTTTGGAATTGATTATCTATCAAGAGGAACGCTTATTCCGTGAAACGTTAGCAGGGGCGGCAGGACTTGAAAAACCCCTGGAACTACCTGAAGAGGCAAGTGCTCAAGACATGGCAATGTACGAAGATGCAATGGCAAGTTTTGAAGAGAAAGTCAAACAGTTAATGATGGCTTGTCTTAAGACTCAACAGATTCCTCCTGGTGTTTTAGGTCTTATCCCTGATGGTGACGTTACAATGTTATGGCGTTGGTTGGGGCCTGTTTATGAAGACTCCACTCAAGACATTTTAAACAACTCGATTGTTGTGAGGAACCTACAAGAATTAGGGGTTGATAGCATTGAAGCACTGAAATATCTTTTCCCATCTAAAACAGATGAAGAAAGGGCCGGGATGCTATCAGGCTTCCCATTCAGGATGGTGGGTGAACTACAGAATGCATATTCTCAGTTCTCTCGCCTTGTGGGGGGCATGATGCAGACCCCTCACCCGCAATCACCGGATTTACCGATGGCTGCGGATCCGAGATTGGATTTAACTCCATATCTGTATCGAACCTTAGAAGCTCTACAAAAGGAGATGAGTTATGCAGGACGCTATCGTCCAATCGATCCCACAGACGAGCCAAGCACCAGTGGCAGTCGCCCCGAGCAGCTACGTGGTGGCAGCACCACAGGCAGCTCCGGTCAACTACCAGGCGGCGCCCCAGGCTTATCAGGTGGGTATGAGCTACCCGCAAGCGGTACCTCAGGCAGCTTACAGCTACCAATCCGCCCCTACTCAGTACGCCCCCCAATCCCAACCGGCGGACCTGTCGGGGAATCCCTGGGAATCGGCGTTCAACAAGGTAGTCAACCTGCTGAGCGCACCAGTCCAATCCCCGTTCCAGGGTCAACCGTCAGCACCGACGACCGCGTATACCCCGGCCAACTACGGTCTGGCCAGCAGCCAAGCTACGCAACAATCGGCTCCGCAGACCTCGTATCCCAGCCAGGCATACTCGCCCAACTATTCCCAAACCTCTTCGAGTCCCTCGCTGGAGCAACTCGCGGACCTGGTGGGAATGAGCCAGGAAAGCCGCCAGGTAATGGACGCGTTCGGGATCGAAGCTCCGACAGTCCTGAACAACTACGCCCTGGAACTGGAAGGAATGCTGGACAGCGCCGTCCAGTGGGGAAACCGGGCCGCAAGTAACATCGTTGGTTATGCCAACTTTGCTGTTAATGAGCACCAGGAGAACCTGGCTTATAACGAGATCCTTACCAACCCCGATGTTCTCAGTGATTACACGCTGAAATTCTTCGGTCCTGAAGGTCCGTATCCTGTGTACGAAAACGAAGCCCAGCTTGAGACGCGTGGTTATCCCACGGCACAAATGCAAGCACCCAGCATGGGTCAGTTCCCGGCACCTCCTGCAGCCGCTGCTCCGCAGATGCCTGAAAACTTCTGGGGTGGTTTCAACGAAGCAATGGCGCGTGATCCCCAGAACGCCTGGCGTCTACTGAATCAAGCTCAACCTGGCACTGTTGCGAACAAACTGTTTGTGATGGAGTGAGTCATGCGTCCATCCATTAGATATGGCGTACCTCTTGCTGGTGGCTTAGCCGCTGGTGGGTACGCTCTTTCTCAAGATGAAGATCCAGGATCTGCTGCGTTGGCTGGATTAGCCGGCGGCGCCGGTGGTGTTGCTGGTTTATTGTCAGCTGGAAAACTCGCTGGCAAATATAATCCAGCTTTAATTTCAGCAATGCAAAAACAAGTATCCAATCTTGGTACCAAAGTTGGCGATGCTGGGCGTAATCTTCCTCCAAGGGGATTACGTCGTGGGGCAGTTAATGTTGCAGCTGATGCTGTAGACGCAATGGATACTCGTCTTTTCGGTGATCCTCGTGCGGGCATATCTGCGTCCCTTCCTTTTCCAACACAGAATGTTCAAAGGAACCTAGGTGGTGCTCTTGCCGCTGGCTTAGTCCCTGGTGCTGGAGCCCTAGCTGGTTTAGGCGGTGTCGCTGCAGGTGGTGGGCTTGGTGCGTTGGGAGTACCTGGTTTCCAGCAAAACATGCCTATTGATCCAGAAGCTTACGGTTCTAGTAATGGCGGTACTAATTTTGATACAACTTTAGCGTATACCCCACGGTACGCATAAACAAAAATTACGGACTGCTAAAATGTGTGATAGATAAGACATATTGATGTCTGAATCTTTCACCCGATAAAAAAAATTCCTGAGACTCTGGAGGATAAACCAAAGTGTTTATTGATAGCGATTTTCCGAAGATCCTAGGTGCGGAACTTTATCGTCCCCACCCTGCCTACATTGCCGAGATGGCAGTGGAGCCCGTGGTTGTCCATGACTTCACTCGTCAACCCGGTCAAACTGTTCAGCTAGACCGCTATAAGTTCTGGGGAACCCCTGGTACCAAAGACAGTCGCGAACGTATTGCTGACCAGACCATTGGTAGTGCTAACAGCCGTAACATCACCAAGGAGAAAGTCCTTGTGGTGCTTAAGGAGTACACTGGTCCCGCTGATCCCGGCGATCCGACCCAGCCTTCGACTTTCAAGATTGCTCGTGAGACTCTGATCACCGCGCAGCGCATGCTGCTTGACAGTGGCAACCTGAACATGTTCCACCAGTCCATCGGTAGCCTCACGCTGCTGGATGACTATCGTCGGTGGCGTGACCGCGTCTTCATTGACGAACTTTCCAAAGCAGAAGCTAATGGTCAAGCTTCGACTACTCAAGGTGGTTATTACTTCCCTGGTAACAAAACGAAGGCTGCCAACGGTTCTATTTCTTACACCACCACGGAGTATACCGCTGATCTTCAACAGTTCCAAGTACGTACTGACCTTCTGAATATCGTCAAGGACCTTCGTAAGCGCAACGTTCCTACCTACTCGGACGGTCTGTATCGTTGTATTTGCGATCCCACGTTCATGATGCATCTGCGTCGTGACCCTGACTTCCGTGAGATTGCTCGTTACGCTGGTAATCCTGGCCAAGGCATGTACATGGGTAACCCCATGATGCCTAACAATGCCAGCTTCTACATGGGTCCTCAAGCTGGACAAGGTTATTTCCTTGCTGGCGAACCTGTGATGCCTACTGGCGTTCAGTTTGAAGGTGTGAAGTTCTTCGAATCGACCAACTTCCCCACCAGGACTATTAGCGCCAGCTTTAACGCTAGCTCTTTTGCCAGCCAAGAAATCTCTCAAGGTTATTTCTTTGGTCCTCAGGCAATTGGTGTGGGTATTGGTGGCCCCAATGCTCAAGTTCTCATCAATAACAATGATGACTTCAGTCGTTTCATCATCCTGATTTGGCAACTGTACGCTGGTTTTGAAATTTTGAACAAAGATTTTGTCACCACTGCATTCAGCTTTGTCTCTGATGACGGCATCATTTGATAATTAACAATAACTTTAGGAAAAATAAATGACTTACTTGTCTGCTAAAAAGATTTATCCTGGTAACTGGGTAAATGCTTTAAATGGTTGGTACAAAAACATCGACGCGAACCCCGCCGATGGAACCGACGATGCCAGTAAAGGCGGCCCCACTTGTGTGTTAGCCATTCCTGGTTACCGTTATTTCCAGCAACGTGGTTATGTACCTGTTACCAATACTTCTGGTGCTGGCCCAGTTGCTTCTGCTTCGATTATCATCCCTTCCCCTTATCGGCAGGATGATACCCGTACCGACATCACCGGTATGGTGATCTCTGGTAGTTCCACGAGCACTGGCTATGTGTATCGCACCGCCATCTCCGTGGCTTCTGGCTGGGGTGATGATCGTGTTGCTTCTGGTGTCTATAACGCCACTGGTGTCGTAATTTCTGTGGGCCGCAGTAACGCTGGTAGCCCCACTGCTGCCTCTGGTGTTGCAGAAGGTGTGTTCCAGGCGAACCTGGCATCTACTGTTTCGGGTCTCCAGGTTAATGAAATCTTCTTTGCTGGTGGCACCCAGGCTTTTAGCACTGATCCTTTCATCACCACCACTGGTGCTGCTGGTACGGTCCCTGGTCCTGGTACCGCTTATTATCCAGTTGCTGCTTCTACCACCGTTCGGGTGTTCTCTAAGGCAACTGCGAACGCGACTTCTACCGCCAGTGGTTTCTATATCTCCAGTGGTGATGCCGCTGCTGGCCGTGTTGGTTACCTGGTTGTTGAAGTGTGCTATGTCCAGCCCGACGTTGCCCCTGGTTACGAAGATATCGAAGCATATCTTAATAACCGCACTGTCAGCTGATTAAGCTAAACTGGGACCAGTGAATTCTTTCTTGGTCCCTAAATGCTTTATCAACACAAAAAAACCGGTGCTCGCGTTAAGGTTGTTAGTGAATTTGACAACGGCGATTGGTTGATGGTTGAAGACCAAGACGGTCGCATCTTTACCGCTTACAAAACTGAATTGATTCTTGATGAAGTTGCTACCAAAAAGGTAACGACTTTACAAGTCAAGGACAAAGCAGCCAAAGAGCAACCCCGTGTGTTCCCGCCAGAAACACGTTTGAATATCAATTCCGCTACCCCGCAAATGATCGCTGATCATCTCAAAGGTATCGGTCTTAAAACTGCTCGAGAAATTAAAGACCTTCAAATGTCCTTATCGGGTGAAAAGTTCAATAACCTGGAGCAGCTCAAACAAATCAAACGGGTTGATTGGAATTCTGTTTTTTCTGCCGATCTAATTCGAGTCTGATTCTCGTCTCCTTTGCTTCCCCTGGGTAACCGGGGGTTTTTTGTTTTAAAATAGGAAATAAAACGATAATGGGTTACGTTCCTATTAGATCTGGTTTTACCGGACCCAGTAATAAGATTGGTGGTTCAACCGAGTATCACCAGGATCTTAAATTACTGCAATCTTTACCCATTGGAGAAAGGGTAAAGATGCTGGACGCAATTGCACGTCAACATCAATCTATCGGAAGAGAAGTTGAATTTTCTAATCCTGCAGTCTCTGGTAGGCGTTGGAACCTAAATGCAAATCTAGCGGATAAAGTTGATTTACTTGAAAAAGCTGCTGCCACTCATGGGCATAGCGTACATGATGGTTGGCAATCGTTTGATTACTACACACCGTTTAAAGGTAAAACTAGATTTGACAAAGGTGCTGTAGAAGATGCTTCTATTTATTTACCAGGGGTCCCTGGAGGCAGAGTAACAAGAGGTTCTGGTGGGGGCTATGGTTATTTTTCTCAATCATTAGATCCAAAGGGACGTGTTATTGCTAAAGTCGGGCATGGCAATGTGGACCGACCAGAAGTTGGAGATATTGATGTACTAGATTTGGCACCACCTACCCTACCTCCTGCCCCTGGTACAACACCACCATCAGCAGCAACAAATAATACACGAACTGAAGACATTCTTGAAGCATTTATGTATGGAACAAAATACCAAGAGCCTAAAAAAGAAAAAACTTTAGCAGAAACTTTGAAAGGCGAGTTACTTGCAGGAGCTTTATCTAATGCATTAGCACCTAAAAAATCCTTCCTTTCTTCTTTTGTTAATCAACAACCATACCTAATGGGTCAAGCGGCTTCTACGTCTAACTACCTTTCCGGATACCCGCTTTGATTTTCTCCTTTATAATAAATGAATAGGAGCAATAAGAAGTGAATCTATCTGACTTCGACAAGAGTAGAGTCAGGTACCACCTGGGGTACTTCACTGTTTCTGTGCCTGCTGGTGACTATGCCAGGCTCGAAGAAGCAATGAATACTGTTCCAGATTCTTATTTCTACGATAAAATTGTCATTCAGATTGGTCGTTGTGATACGGCTGAAAAGAAAACTGAAGTTGCGACCTCACCTTCGACTCGCCTGGAAAGCATTGCTGGTGACGTTGATCGTACTATTAGATCCAGTAATGCCAAAGAAGCGTTAAAAGTTTGGGATGAGATCTATCTTTACGAAACCAATCGTTTAGCTGGTATTCTTTACGTCCCTAACTACAAAGATCCTTTCCAGGCTCGTTATCGTTACGAACGCTCTGGTGCGGAATTCATTCAAGCTTTACCCGGCCCAGCTGATACTGCAGTTGGTTCACGTCTTTATTTACGGATGGTATGTAGATAATGAATAAACTTTTTTTGCAGCTTTTACGGCAAGCTAAAGCAAGTGGCTTTCCTGCACGCAACCCAGCGTCAACTTCGTTTCCCTTTGACAATCCTTTGACTTACCTGGGTGCCAAGGGGCGTTATTTTCAACGTCAAGCTCAAGGTGGTGTCGATGCTGCCAGAGGACTTTTCGGCAAGGTGCAGGGCCTTGGTTCAACAGCATTGAATCCGCTTAGAACAAGCACACCAACCACACTACTTGGTAAAGCAGGTAAATTTATTAATCCATTAAATCCTTTAAACTTGGCCGGTTATGGTGCATCACTTGCTGTAGATTATCTTTTGCCTGAGCGAATGCGTGATACAGCAACAGTTGCATCGCTTACTCCTGGTGGTATTCCTGCCAAAATAATTGGAGGTGGGTTGTATGATATGTTCTTAAATCGACACAGTACAGGAGTTGGATTAGGGGATGGAACCCTAGAAGCAAACCTACCCGGCTTCCGAGTTAATCAAGCACAAACTCAACAACGACCTATTGGCACAATAGCTACACTTAATGGTAATGAAGTTTCGTGGCAAGGTGATAACTTAGGTTGGCAGAGAACGTATTCAGGAGGCGCTAGCCCGCCTTCTACTCCTGCCCCTGGTTCTCCACAGAACCTATTTAGTGGGCGGCAAGCCGGACAAGTGGGATCCAACATTACTCCTAATGTCATCTCCAATGGGGCCGGTGTTCCCGCACAAAAACCTAATGTTGTTAACCGCGCACTCCCTCAAGAAGTACTTAACGCTGCTCAGCAGTTCAATGCTCCTACAAATGTTCCTCTTCCTTCCTTCTATGAGGGCCAGCAGCAACTGGGTAGGAGTATGATGCAGAAAGGAACTTTGGTGAGTCAGCTCCAGGGACTAGGTGGTGCGCCTGGGATGACACCAGAAAATCTGAAGATCTGGGCCGAGAAGAACCCAGCTCTTGCTTACAGAGAACTATTGAAATTGAGAGAACGCCAATGAGTGAACGCACTCTTTTAGAAAAGTTTCGCGAAACACCTGAGGGTCAACGCCTTTTAAAAACTATTCGATTTGCAGAAGGAACTTCTGGTCCTAAAGGTTATCAAACGATGTTTGGTGGCGGTACGTTTAATGACCTAAGTCGCCACCCAGATCGTGTAATTCATGGTAATGGGTACTCAAGTGCAGCAGCAGGCGCCTATCAGTTTCTCCCTGGAACTTGGCAAGAACAATCTTCTCGCCTTGGTTTGAAAGGGTTTGGTCCAGCAGAACAAGACGTTGCCGCCTTAGCTTTAGCGCGTAATCGTTTGCTGAAGATAGGTGGTTTAGAAACTATCCGCAAGGAAGGTCTTAGTCAACGTGTGGCTGCTGCTCTGTCGCCAGAGTGGGCTTCATTCCCAACAGAGACGGGACGTAGTTATTACGGCCAACCTGTTAAGTCCCTGGCAGAGTTACAGAAATATTATGGCACGGCTCCAGTGCCTACTACTACAGCTGTGCCACCTGCCCCAAACACTTTACCTCTTCCATCTTCGGTATCTACGCCACCTCCTGTTGACTCAATCCTTTCGAAACTGGGCCTAGGATCTCCTAAGACGGAAGAAAAAAAAAACGTGGCTAAAGACTTTGCGCAAGGGTTTACATTCGATGTTATTCGGAAGTTAATTCCTAGTATCTTTGGAACTGCCCCCTAATGGCACGCTTTGCTAACTACTTAGATTCAAATTACTTACCAGGGGAGATTCGCCGGTCTACTTACGAAACAGCGGCAACAAATCCCCTGGCTACTACTTTGTATGAAGCCACTAAAAAATGGAATTTTCGACCAGGGTCTTCTGTTAAGAGAGCTTCTTTTCAAGACTTCTTAAATTGGCAAAACAACCCAGATGCTGCCATGTCCTCCCAAGTTAAATTACCATCTAAATTTTTGGACTTCATGCAAATGACTAACGGTTAAAGGCCCTTTCCAAAGGCCAGTTTTTGTTTAATCGTTTTTGCATCGACTGAGGTGAGATGCCAACCTCCTCTGCCCAGTCAGCAATACACAGAGTTTTTCCTTCAAATGTATAAAGTCTTGTTGCACGCTTGCCACCACGGTTGCGTGTTTGATCTTTATGTGTAGCCCAACGGCAATTTTCTTTACAGTAACCTTTTTCATTGTTAATACGTTCTAGTTCTAGTTTTGAATTTTCTTTTAAACCCATATCCTCTAGAAATGTTTCAAAATTGCTCCAGCTAGGATCGTGTGTGATGCCACGCCCACCGTATCGTGCATACGCTGTGGAATTAGGATTGTTGCAACGATCTTTCATTGCTCCCCAAGACATGTATTCACTTGTTTTATTTTTAAATCCTCCGTGTTTGTAGCTACCACAGGATTTAGAACAAAACACGTAACCACGTTGCTTTAAACGTTTTCGACAAGAAGCACCCGCGCTTCCAAAACGTTCGAATTGTTCTTGGCAGCACTCACAGACAAATTTAGTTTGTACCATTAGAATAAAAGAAGTTTTTCAGGGACCCTTGTCAATTTACCAGAGACAAGGTGTTTAGTCAACATTGAGCTCGACCTCATCGAATAAGCAACCCGTATTCATTGACCGTCCGTTATTTGATACGGTTCGAGTAACGACGCAAACAGTTGGGAGTGCATCCGTCAACACTTTGTTTGTACAAGGTGGACAAGCACCATCCATCTTGGTTGACATGGATGCAACCTTGAATGAAGATAATAACTCTGGTGGTATCGTTGATTCCATTACGATTGTACGTAATGACTTTTACCGTGGTCCTGATTTCACCTTAGATACCACCAGCTCTGGTACTGCTGTTTCTTTGGTTAATGGTCAGATTGTATCCATTACCACCACAGGTGCTATGAACACTGGTACAGCTAGTGGCATTGGCTACTACACGTACACAGGTACAACTACTATCACCGGCAAGCTAGGTACATTTAACTATTCAGGTGGTACTGCAACAGGATTTAACTACCAAGGTATTTCATATGGTTACCAGCAACCGGCAACCTTTGTGTTCTACCAAACGCGTAATACGACCACACCTATTCCGGCATCTGGCGATTACCGTGTTTTATTTGCTAAAACCATTCCCGCAAACAGTGGTGTAGTTGACTGCTCAGACGTAATGCCACAACTGGCATTCCCAATGCCTGCCGCAGGTAATACAAATGGATTGGGTACAGGATCTCCTTTACGCAACAAAGGGGTTTATTTGGAGCGAGGCGACCGTATTTACGTCGGTGTTTTTCCTGATGGACCCAATGTTGCCGGTTATCTTCCTGGTGTACAAGTAATTGCACAAGGCGGATTCTTCTAAATAGTGGCTAAGCAAGGAGGTAACTTTGGTTCTTTTGGAGCCCAGGAAATCACCAATATCGGAAGAATAAAACCGATTACAACAGAATTTTCTAAAGGTTCTGTACCAAACTCTATCCTAAGGATGGATCGAGAATCTGCCTGGACTAGGTGGAGACGCGGATGGGAAATTGCAGCTGGCGTTGGTATTCAACACGCGTTAACATATCCGTTTGAGTACCAGGTTCCGTATCCAGACGGTACCGCGCCAACAGAAGGCCGTCAGCCATTGATCCTTGGCGTTGTACAAGGCTTTCCAACGGCAGGCAGGGAATTCGGCGTACACTGGGCCGGATGCCGTGTAGGGGCTATTCTTCGGTTTGATACCGTGACCGACTCGACGGGAACTTTAGCAAGTATCGAATCAGTTACTGAAGACGATGAATACTGGTACGTACAACTATCAGGAACATGGAGCAGTACCAATCCACTTCCACCTCCTCTTTATGTTCCTAATCCCTCTGGAGCACCTTTTAAACCTTTACTTGGTGAAATACTAGAAGATCGCATTATTACACCTGGTAGTGCTCCGGTGACCCATGAGACATTAAATCCCACTACAGATAAACAATATGGTTATGTTCAGGCACTGTTGATTGATGTTGATGGTGAGAAAGGTATTTTAAAACTACAAAAGACAAGTTCTTTTGAGGCTAGTCCCGACAATGTTTACCTAACGCCCTCCACAAGAAAGCCAAATGTAGGACGTTATTTAACAGTGGGAACTCGTTATGCTTGCTCCTGCCAAGATTTTAGCCGCCGGAGTTATGCATTCTTGATGAACCTTGACGGCAAAGAACGCCGTCGTTTTCCATACACCAAACCATCTCTGCTTAAATACGGGCGACACGAATTAATTACAGATCCAAATTCAGGTGCGATTGATAACCGTGCAATGACAGATGCCAATACCAATAGAGATCTAGCTTTAACCTCAGATTCGATTGATAACCCAGGAGTCTTTAGTGATTTTGGTGGAAGATATTTACGTAACTTTTCAGCCGCCCGAAGAGCGGAAGGTCCTACTACCTTTGTTGACTACAAAGCAAAAGATAATCAAATCGTTTCATATTCCGATTATTGGTCCCCATTGCTTGATGAGATGCGTTATTGCAAACACATCTATGCGCTTCGCTTTGAAGAAGGTATTTTACCGCCAGAGCCTTCGGATCTTCCAGTAGATACAGAAGAAAGCCTTACAAAATGGGAACAAGATTTAATTCGTGAAAGCTCTGCAAGCAAAGAGCATATTCGAAGGATGACTGGATTACGGGCCTTAGCACTTATGGATGTACCACCAAAGAATTTTCAATCACCTCAAGTACTTCCAATGATGCAGAAATTACTTAACGTGCCAGCATCCTTTATTAGGTTGGAGAACTTTAGAATGCAGGATAAGACTGGTGCCTTCTACAACCCAGCAGCCGGGCAACGACCCGCTACTTAACATGGCTGATTTTGGTGAGATTATTGAAACGCGTTACATCCTTTCTGAAGAACAATTAAACGCCAGTAAATTTGGTTTTAGCGAAGTGTTTTACAGTGGTAGTCCCACCGTGTATTCCCCTGGTGATGTAGTAAACCTACCTTATGCCACTGGAGAAACTTCAACGATGAATGCGTTGGGTAATGCATGGGCGGCTTATGCAAGCGGCATTGGTCCTGCATAAAAAAACAGTCCCATAGCCAGGACTGTTTTAAGTTTTATTCAAGAATCAGACAGCAACTGCCATTTTGTTCAGATGCTTCCGAACTTTTTCAACGTTCCAGCGGTAGCTATCACGTGAGTAGGTGCCAGGGAAAGCAGCGAAATGGGGGCCGAGTTTCAGGGTGCCATCATCGCGGTATTTGAAAAGGGTCTTGCGATCAATGCCCAGAAGTTCTTCAGCTTGCTGGATGGAAACCCACTCGTGTTGCTTGGCCATGATTTGAACAAAAGTCGTATACACATCTACCATAGCGCTTTTGCGCCGGCTGTCAGGGATCTTTACTTTTCTTCACATTGGCATTTCAGTCGTAAAGGTGTAAGTCCAAATTAAAATAAAGTAACTGCAAATTGAGCATGTTCAACTGCGAACACGAACCCCTCGCATTGCTCCTTGAACTTACTCCTAAACTTGCAAAGAAACGATTCAGACAGTCCATCTACGATGCTTGGGACTGTACATGTGGCTATTGCGGAGATAGAGCTACGAGCCTTGACCACATCATCCCAAGGTTTAAATCTGGTTCCAGTAATCGTAATAACTTGCTTCCTGCTTGCCAGCGTTGCAATACATCCAAGGCAAGTGAGCCGATGGAAACCTGGTACAAAAAACAAGAATTTTTTAAGCAGGCTAAGATGGATAGGATTAAAACCTGGACATCTCAAGAGCCCATAGACCTCTTTGTGTACCAGCCGAATACGTTACAACTGGCAATTTAAAATGGGAATTATTTACAATCCGACAGCAAAAAAATGGGATGTAGCAAAAGAAAAAATAGATTACGATACAAAGAGACCGACAAGTACAACTGTATATAAAGTCACAATAACTGACCCTACCGTTCTTAACTCGGGAATGGTAACTTACACTACGGAACCTCCACAACCTGGACCTAACAGTAGCAAAATAAAAGTTGAATCCATTTTGATTGATAGCAATGTCAAGCTTAATGATCTTAAGTACAGCCAACAACTTCAAGATATCTACAAGGCCAATCAAGATACCTGGAAAATTAATGCTGAAGAAAACAAAAAGAATGAACTTTTAAACAACCAAAACACAGTTAAGAATTCAGCCTATGATACTGTTCTTGCTACTGCAAGTAGAACAAATGGTGGTGATTACGTCACCCAACGGGATGGTTTTAACAGTATTACTGACACCCTGAAAAACACTGGTGCTTCAGAAAATGAGGCAGCGGCGTTTACTTCCTCACTGAAAGATAACTATAAGAATTTTTACAGAACAGAAAAATTACAAACTTGGAATTCGGGGCTAGGAGCCCAACCTCCGTACGGCACTTTTGATTACAAGTATTACAAAAGTAATAACTCAAGAGCAGCAGAAGACTGGACCAATGCAGTAAACAAGGATGATATTGATATTACGGAACGTTATGGTGAGGCTAACTTTTATTTACAAGATTACACAACACGAGGAAAACCAGCAGGAGCACGTGGTAATGCAGCAGAGGCAACACAAGCTGCAACCAGGTATTTAGAGGCAACACCAACAGATGCCGATTTACAAGCTGTAAGAGATCTACAGCTAGGCGTAGATACGCAAACACAAGCTGACCGTTTGCTTAGGATTCCAGAAATTGCACAACAGTGGCAAGCAGCTAAAGATGGCGATCAATACTGGACAACTTTAGCTCAACAAAAGTCTTTAGATGTTTCTAAGCCAGATGAATTTGCTGCATTGTTTCGATTATCCGATCGTCCAGAGGACAAGCAAGTAAGTCTCAACTACAACATCAATGCTGGGTATGGTGTTACCCAGCTTGAGGACGCTTTGAATCAAGCTGTCGGTGAGAAAACAATAGTAGACGTTAAAAAATTTGGTGCACTTGCTCAGAATGTATTGAAAGAGTCAATAGCAGAAATGAAAAAAGCCAAGGTACAAGAGCAATCCCTGGAACTATTGCGCGGTTTTAGCGGCTTTAGTGAAATAATGGATATCAATAAAACACTTACGGATTCAATACTAGGTGACAGTGGTGTTGGTGGAGTCCTGTCTTTTACAGGTTCTGGTAAAGCAGAAGAATCTTTAAATAAGAGTCTTCAAAAGATTACAGGTATTCAGAACAACACAATATATAACTGGCAGCAATGGTTTGATACCGCATTAAAAGACAAATACAGCAAAGATGTAGAACTTGGTTATACACAAGACCAAGCGAATGAACAAGTAAAAATTGACGGTGCATTTGCACGTGATTTTATTGATAAGTATTTAACGCCTCGCTTTAATACTGCTAGGTCAATGGATGAGTTTGTTAGTTATCTTGATGTAAGTCAAAAAGAACAGAACCCATTCCAAACACAAGACTTACTTAACGCTACAAAACTTACTGCTGATCTACGCTCACAACAGTATTTAGACCAAATAAAAGCCACAGCTCCTCGTAGTTTTGATCCTAATTTTTATTTCAATCCGACAGGAGACAAAGCAAGAGAAACAGATTACGCTAGTCAGGCGTCGACTGTTGCTGCAGATTGGGAATCAGCTAAGCAAGGAGATGCGTATTGGCAACAACAAGCTTATCGCTTTGGTGTAGACATCAATGACAAAGCGGCATTTGCACGTATGCATTTTGAAATTAAGGGCCAGGGGAAAGGTTACGATGCAGCCGAAGATATTCTTAACGCTGGTAAAGTACAAGATGAAATTTACACTAATATCCTTCCGGCACTAAACGAAGAAGTTTTGAAACAAGGTTCAGTTTTTGGCTTATTTGTAACACCTGAAGAATTTGCTGATGAGCTCTTGGCTGGTCTAGATCCAAACGATAAAGAGAGCTGGAATAAAGTACTTGAACAATATGGCCTGACTGATTTTAATGGAACTGTAGGAGAATTAAAAGAATACGTAGCTGAAACTTTACGTACAGGATCGGCGCAAGATATCAGAGCGCAGATTAAATACCTGAACGAAAAAAAAGAAAAACCAACACAACAAATTTTGGGACTCACTTACATTGAACGTCCCGAAGATTTTAAAAACACACAGCCCACCGCAGAAACAGAACTGTATAAAACATTTCAATCTGCTGGTTTCCAGGGTACAGAAGAAGATTTTTACAAAAACTTCTTCCCTGATGTAGACAGATCTGAGCAAACACTACTTACTCAAGCTGGTTCTAACAAAGGACTTAAAACAATAGGGCTGGACTTCAATGATCCATTTGCCTCCCTTGGTACAATTGAAGGTTTCCTTGAAGATGAAGATACAAAAACAACAACTACTAAAAAAACAACTGGTACAGATACGTCAGATTTTTTCAGCTTAGGATCAGATGAGGAGGATACAGATTACAAATCTCCAACCGGACAAAAAATCTTAGGTGAATTTACCTCATTGTTTAAGGGGCTCTAATGTCGGACAAAGCAAAAAAAGCTGTGCGTGCATCTCAGCGATACCAGAAGGACAAGATGGCGTGCAACAAGCCGCAGCGGGCTCCTGCTGGTGACACTCATAAGTGGGTTGTTAAAAGCTGCCACGATGGCGAAGAAAAAATTCTTAGATATGGTCGTCGTGGTTACGAAGACTATACGCAACATCAGGACAAAGATCGACGTACGAACTTTAGAGCACGCATGGGATGTGATAAACCAATGGACAAAAACACGCCTAAGTACTGGGCTTGTTCCAAGCTCTGGTAATTTGTGGTAAGGTATCTGCGGAGTTCATTCAAAACGCATGGCAAAACCAACTTCACTGCTTAATTTGGGATCTAAACCCAAAAAAACACGTCAAGGCCAAGGGAAACATTCAGTTCCTAATCACGGACGCAAGAAAAGGCGCGGACAAGGTACATAAACTGTGTATGATTGGGAGTAACAGCAGTTGCTCCCATGGCAGATTTTTCACATGCCATTAATCTCATTCGTAAATACGAAGGGTTTAATGAAAAATCTTATGCCAATCCTGTTACTGGTGGCGAACCTTACACACTTGGATATGGTACGCAATTTTATCCAGACGGTGCGCCAGTAAAGAGAGGGCAGTGTTGCAGTAAAGAGAAAGCGCTGGAGTATTTATTTCATGAAATCAATGTTATTGATACGCAGCTTTCTAAGCTAAACCTTCATCTAGATGATTGCATGCGCCAGGCGTTGATCTCGTTTATTCATTCGGTAGGATGGGAAGCGTTTCTCTACAGCCGTGTAATCGATGGTATTGAACACGAAGAATTGTGCACAGTAACTGAAGAGATTAGCCGTTGGATTTTTGATGAAGAGCACCGTGCTATTGGCGGCCTCCTGGATCGCAGGCGAGAAGAAGTTAACTTATTTCTTCAAAAAGCAGGGGTGCCTTCTCGGTCTTTTACAGATATTCTGCTTGCCGCTTTCCGAAACTACACGGCATCCATTGGCCAGGTACAAGCAATCCGGCAGCTAGAGCAACGCATTAGTCCATATGTACTATCAGAATTTGCTAACGATTTTCGAACTGATGCCACCAACTGGGTCGACTACCCCTCCGATGAGCTAGATTCGTTATTTAACAGCTGGTCTTAGAATGCTCTCATCGAAGCTATGAAAACAAAGATGGAACGCACATCTGGACCCAAGGAGTTTTCACTGCCTTTAGAACTTCAATTTGCCATGCGCAAAGCAGAACTTCAGGCTGATGAAATGACCTGGGAGCAGCTTCACTATACGCTTTTAAGCCTTTATCACCAACGACTAATGGAATGGCAGTCAGTCAAGGACATCTTGGAAAGCGAAAACATTAAGATTGAATTCGATGCCCCTACTGATCTAGAGCTAGTAGAACTCGCCGCCGCATTTGCATACGACGACGAGGATGACGATGACGAAGATGAAGATAGAGAAGCTGTTCCTTTTTAAAATCGGTCTTCGTCAAATATCACCAACCGATTCAGATACCAACGTGATTTCTTCAGTGATTCTGTCCCGCCTTTATGGCGCTCACGCCAAACATACTTGGCAATATTGCCCTTCAGGTATCCGCGATATTCTTCAGCGGTTAGCTGCGCTTCGATGGCATCGATGCATTCGATCTCGCCATCAGTATAATGAGAAGGATTGTTAACTACATCCACGGTCGACTCGGGACGTTGGGGAATAGTGTTCTCCCCAGGAAAATTTGAATTACGGTCTTCAGTTAAAAAAGTACCAGCCATCCATGGAACTGAGCAAACTCCATCTTTACAACCATACTCTCCTACCGGCTCAAACCACGGCGCTGCCTGGACAACATCTGTTCCTGTTCCAGCTTGTCCGCCGAAGGTAGTGCCACCATCAGCGTCTTGGGCTTCGGGGAAGAAGCTGGATACTGTTCGAGAGCTTCCTCCATCGACGGAATATACCCGGTCATGCCCGGCCTCTGCCCCTGCAGCGAAGGGTTTCCTTCTAGGTGAAGAGGATTGCGTTCCAGTCCCTGCTCGCATACCGTTAGGCCCCTGTTGTACATGTCATACAATGGTACATCATTTTCCTCGTTATCGAGGGGACCACCAAAATTTTCTTCACTAAGACAGCGGCAATCGATTTCGTCTTTAACAAAATCGTCTAAGAATCCAGCGGCGCCGTGCATGGCTATATACGACTTAAATTTTCTCAATTACAATATTATCATGGCAAGATTTTACGACCCTCGTCAAGGCAAAGAAGACGAACCGTTTGATACGCGGATTGGTAGAAGAGGGCGTCTTCAATACGATCCAAGGAATGACTCTGGTACCTCTGGTACTGAATCATCAGACTTACGTCCTGAACAGGCATATGACACAGATCTTCGCCGTGTAAGAGCAGAAGAGCGACCAGCCGTTGAATCATTAAACGATAAACAAGATCAAGTCGCAAAATATTTTGCAGCCGCTAGGAGTGCTGGTAAGTTCCGTCAAAAAGCTGCCATTGATGAACCGACCATTCGTGGTAAGACCCCTAGAACAGAGGCTAACATCGCTGGGACCGCATTACCAAGCATGGGTGACAGGATTGGTCAAGCAGGCAGCACTAATTATGCTGATGGCCCACAGCGTTTTTCTGGCAGCTTTAAAGGATTCTTTTAAAGATAGCGATTGTTGTAAGCTTCAAGTTCCAAGGAATCTTGAAGCTGCTCAAACATATCAGCAAGCATATTGAGTATCCATTGCACATCATCGCTGCGGTATCGAGACAATTGCTTGGCTATCTCATCGTTCTCTTGGAAGATGACTGAACGAGTCAGTACTTCTAAGATGTCAAGCTTTTTTTCTACACTCATTAGATATTTTTTCGGTGTTAATTAAACTTGAGAGAAAACAATTTCTTTCTTTTGATTTTGATACTTGCCTTTTCGATCCTGGTAAGTGACCTCGCAGGGATTGCCGCGATAGAACAGAAGTTGGGTAATTCCCTCATCAGCATAGATCCGATTAAACAAACCCGTGCAGTTACTGATTTCTAAAGTCAGATAACCTTCCCATCCAGATTCTGCTGGAGTGATATTAACCAGGATTCCCGATCGGGCATAAGTAGATTTGCCAACCGCAACCACAGTCACATCACCAGGAAGTTTTAAACGTTCCTGTGCAACGCCTAAACAATAACCATAAGGAGGCAGTAGGAAATACAAACCATTTTCATCTTCTAGTAACTCTGATTCACACAGGATCTCAGGGTTAAAGTTTTTTGGATCACACTCACCAGCCTGGATACGACCAAAAACAAGGCATTGTTGAGTTGACAAGCGAATATCATAACCATAGGAACTTAGTCCATAACTCAAGATCGGTTGCTCACCTCGTTGGCTAACAAGATGATCTATAAACGGAGTGATCATCTCCTTATTTTCAACCAGGTATTTAATTTCCCAATCTGCCAGGATGCTCATTGAAATGCTGAAACGTCTTTTAGTCTACAAAACCTAGCAAAGAATCCGGCCCTTTCCGCCATAAATGTTGATGAATTTTTGTACGGCATTTCCTGAATCCTCCATAGGTGGCAGGTAGACCAAGAACGAAGTACAGGTTTTGTGTCTGCCAATACCTTTACTGGTATTCTTGACCAGTGTTGGTGCGGTTTTCAAGATACAAATAGGAAAGTCAAAGATCTTCTGTTCATATCGAATCATGTCTGGGCAGTTTGTAAAGTACAGGCCCTGTTCAACTTCACGGTTAAACCACGAACGATAAAGTTTTCTGAACCAAACAGCATGAGAAGAAACCAAGGTTGGAGACGAAGCCCTAGTCATCTTCCATCTATCGTTTTTTTTATCGTGGAAATATGCTCCCCCTGGTGGAAACAAATAGACACGTCCGTACCACTGCTGAGCATTTAAACCGTCATCCAACGGAGTAAAAAATTTCTCAGCTTCTACATACGTATTAGCAACCTTGGAACTAGCAACATCAAGTTCAATGCCGTTAAGCAAAGCATGTGCAGAAGCTATCAAGTCATAGTTAGTGATTAACTCAAGATCTTCTTTGCGGCTACGGATGTCATGAATGGGCATTACTTTTCAGCGGCCTGGTTGTAATCAATTTCAAAATACCTCATTCCATCTTGATCATTAATGAGGTAACCAGCTTTTTCAATTGGATCAATTTTCTGTGCGGCTTGAAGGATGCGACGAAAACTTTCAGCTAAGTCATCATCATTGCTACGCTCACACTCTTCCTGTGCTGAGTGAAGTTCTTTTAACGTCAAAAAAAACATAGAACGTTCTTTACTTTCAGGCTGAAACACCATTACGCCAGGGCCTTCATGTTCCCACATCTTGGAATATTGTTGCCCCATGTCACCTAGAATCAGTTTTATGGTGGCATCAAGCATCCTGGCTTTAGTTGGATCCAAGTCTGGCCCGATGACCGAAGCAATTAACTGTTCACGTTTTTTCATTTACTTAAAAGTTTTTGGCGTGCTAAAGAGTCAAGGAGCTTGGGAAGAGGTTTATATAGTACGACAAGCTTGCCTAAGTTACCACGTTTTTTAACCAGCTTACCTTTCTCATCTCGTACCTTGTCAAATTCGCCTGAACGAATTAAGTACTCTGCTACACATCGCAGCCTCCTCTTCAAAGGCAATTCAGCCAAGGGAAATTTACCGCAGATGGTGGCTGGTTCCATATCTTTGAATGCTATTCGCAGCCGATTTGCCAACGTCATATTGGAGTTAGCGTCTTCTTCTTCATAGTTTTTTAGGTTTTGTAAATAACGTTGCAAACACTCATTATCAAAGGAGCCGTTGGGAGGAAGAAAATCTATAATTTGAAACACTAAAGACTCAGGCAAGAGCTCTTCATAGTTGTTAACTGTGACGGAATCAATACAAATTCCATGGAAACGATGAGCCATTATTCTAATTTCCCTTCGGTAGTGGTTTGATACAACGTCTTTATTTTATGAAAATCAGAATCAACCATAGGTTTATCTTTGGAAAACGATCGGACCAGATGATTCCAGGGTATACGAATTACAGCGCGTTTACCAATATCAGGACAAACATTGATGTAATGGACACCTTCGGTCCACCCTTTACCTGTATTTTGGCGACCAGTTGCCATCCAGTTGCGAATGGTTTGATCAGACACTCCAAGGCGTCTAGCACATTCTTCGGTTGGAATGTATTCGTCTGCAAACGCCTCCGGATTTAACAGATCAGTTTCTCCGTTTTGGTAACGGCTATGCCACATGGATGCCAAAATATTCCTGATTCCTTTCAATTCAAATGCCACATCTTCTAATCCTTTTCGAAGTCCGTATTTCATAAGACAGAAAGTTTTGTTTAATGCTAGTGTGTGAGGAAAGATTCTGCAGTCTTATGGAAGAACAAATTTCTCCTAGCCAAATCCCCTTCGAGGTTTGTCAGCCCTCAACGCCTATCCCTGGAACCATTACCCCAGAACAACTTGAGATGATGAAGGCCCGTGCACGGGAGGCAGCGGTACGCACATCCTTAGAGCAACGGCAACAACAGGTGGTTCCATCACAAATTGTTTATGTTCGTCGCAACTTAACAGTAGCTGAACTTATTCTTATTATGTTTTTGTCCTGTGGTCTTGTAACAGCAGTTCAAGTTGGCTGGGATTTTGCAACCAAGACATTGCCTCGTATTGAGATTCAAATTAAGTAGAGCTAGGTGCGGGCACACTATAATTTACTTAACGGTATTTGCATGAATAGATAAATGGCCAACAGGCGCATTAGTGACTTACAAGAACTTGCTGGCATCGACCTTGCTGAGCAAGATCTTTTCACTCTTGTACGTGTAGCAGAAGTTGATCCAGAATTAAAAAACAAAAAGATTACTATTTCTGGAACTAAACAATATTTGAATGTTTATTATCTCCCTCGCACTGGAGGTACTATCAGTGGTAATACAACAATCGGCGGAACTCTCAGTGTTTCTAGCTTAACTAGCACTTCTGGCTTAGTTGTCAGTGACCAGGCGTCTACCAATAGTTTAGTTGTTTTACACGACGCAACAGTTAATGGAACCATCAGTGGTTCAGCAATTACTGGCGGTACCGTACAAGGCGCCAGTATTAACGGTGTAACAGTTACAGCAACAACCGTTACCGGTACAACTGTAAACGCAGTTAGTGGAAATTTCTCTACTCGTTTAAGTGGTGCAACAATTACCGGTAATAATATCTCTGGTACATCAGGTGTTTTTAACGCATTGAGTGGCGTAACAATTACAGGGACAACTGTTCAAGCAACAACTGGTATATTTTCTTCACTTTCAATTCCTGCTCTTATTATTAGCGGAGACTTAACGGTTGTAAGTGGATTAATTGTTTCAGGGGCTGCTCAGTTTGCTTCTACAATTAACACTACTGGTGTGTTTACAGGCAGCACCATTACTGGGACACTAATAAGAACAACTACAATCACTGGAGCCACTGGCGTATTTACTACTCTTTTAAGTGGGTCTGTTATCAGCGGTGATACTGTAAGAGTTTCTAATATCACAGGTGTTTCTGGTACATTCACTACAACTCTTTCCGGGGCAACTGTTACTGGTGATTTAAGTTCTTTTGGACGCGTTACAGCGCTTTCAGGTGTTTATACACAAATTCTTTCTGGTGCAATTATTACAGGAGACGCCGGAAGATTCAGTAACATTACTGGCGTATCTGGTGTTTATACCACGAGCCTTTCTGGCACTCTAATCACAGGAGACACTGCAAGAGTTTCATCAATCACAGGTGTTTCTGGAATTTTTACCACTAGTGTTTCTGGTGTCTTAGTTACAGGAAACACGGGTAGCTTTACTAATGTAACTGGAGCAACCGGTGTTTTTACGACAAGTGTTAGCGGCCTAACTGTAACAGGTAATACGGTATTAGCTACTACTCTTACCGGTGGGACTGGTATTTTTACAACTGTTGTTTCAGGTTTAACTGTTACCGGTAATACCGGAAATTTTAGTAACTTAGCCGGTATTGCAGGAGTATTTACTACCAGTATTTCTGGGTTAACTATCACAGGTAATGCAGCTCAATTCACCACAATCACTGGTAACACGGCCGGTTTTACCACAGTCACAGGAACAACAATTACTGGTACTACGGTTAATGCAATTACTGGTAATTTTACAAACCTTGCGTTTACCAGTGCAGTGATTGCAGGTAATTTAACGGTTAGCGGTTCTGGTTTTTTCAGCTCAGGTATTTCAGTAACTGGAACAACTAGCGGCCAAACCGTTACTGGCACTACGGCACAATTCACCACAGTTACTGGTATTTCTGGCGCATTTACAGTTATTACTGGTGCAACGGTTACTGGCACTACAGCAAACTTCGCAACTGTTAATGGTTCCTCCGGTAACTTCACAATTGTTACAGGAGTAACGGTTACTGGGACAACAGCTAACTTTGCAAGTGGTGTGTTTACCACTAGAGTTTCTGGTGCAACCGTAACTGGCACTACTGCTCAATTCACAACTGTGACTGGCATCTCAGGTGCCTTTACAGTTATTACGGGTGTTACGGTTACAGGTACTACAGCAAGTTTTACCTCTGGTGTTTTTGCAGCAGGTTCTGTTAGCTCACCAGCAATTTCAATAGGTAATGGAACTACTACTAAGCCAGGTTTATATAGTCTTGCTACAGACACTGTTGCTTTAGTTACATCTGGTGCATCACGGTTGCACATTGATTCTGGTGGTCGTGTTGGAATTGGTACCACAAACCCTGGCCTGCTGTTTGATGTTGCCGGTAATGTAGGAATCGGACCTAAAGACGCAAGTGACATACAGATTGAGATTGGTGGAGGCGCAACCGGTAACCGTTTTGTATATGTAGATTTTACAGCGGACACCACTTATACAGATTTTGCCTTTCGTGTTTCCCGTGGTGCTAGCGGAGCTAATTCTCTAACCGAACTCCGGCACCGTGGTACTAACGGATTTAGCCTTGTTGCGCAAGATGCTGGATATATTAGTTTTTCAACCACAAATACTGAGCGTGGTCGTTTTACTGATACTGGTAATTTCTGGGTAGGTACGACTACTAGCTATGCCTCTCGCCTTGTAGTTTTTGAAAACGCCTCGCAAGTAGCAGCTTTTATAAATACTAATTCCACTGATTATCCCATAACTGTTCATAACACAGCAACAACCGGAGATAACCAATTTGTAACTTTTATAACTGAAGCACGTGCAGCAGGAACAACGCGTGGAGGAATTGATTACAACCGGGCTGCAGGACAAGTTCGTTTTAACGTAACATCCGACCAGCGCCTTAAATCAGATATTCAACTTGCTCCAAGCGCAATCAATCTCCTATCGTCTATCAAAGTTCGCTCCTACAAATGGAAAGAAACTGGGTATCAAATTGATTACGGCTTTATTGCGCAAGAATTAAATCAAGTTGTTCCTGATGCTGTAAAAGAAGGTGATGATGGTGACGAAGTTGTTGATACATGGGCAGTTGATAACGCCAAGTTGGTGCCACTATTAACAAAAGCATTACAAGAAGCTGTGATTCGCATTGAACAACTTGAAGCGACGGTTGCAGCTTTACAGCAGCCATAACCTAAAAACAAAATGACAAAACAAAATCCACTTTCGGTTCTTTACATGAGTCAGCGGGATAATTATCGTGATGCTTCCCGCACATGTTTTAGCTCCAGCTGCGCGATGATGTTAAAATTTTTCAAACCTACTTCCATTAAAGGTGACGATGACTACATTCGCACTGTATTCAGCTATGGCGACAGTACTTCTAGTGACGCTCAGCTGTCTACCCTGAAACATTACGGTTTGCCTGCTAGGTTCGTTACTAATGGCAGCCGTTCGTTAATTAAAAAACAAATTGACGCAGGTAAACCGGTACCAGCTGGGTTCCTGCATCATGGCGCCATGCAGAATCCACAAGGAGGAGGTCACTACCTTTGTATTATTGGATACAGTCCTACTGGATATTGGGTACACGATCCCTGGGGGGATTGTGATTTAATTAATGGCACCTATCTTTCTACTAACGGTAAAAAGTTGCACTACAGTTTTAAAAACTTTGAACCCCGTTGGTTAGTAGAAGGCCCAAGTTCTGGCTGGTGCGTAATTGCTTAGTTGTTTGACCACGGAGATTTAATCTCCATAGGCCCACCAAGCAATTGGCTTTTCCCTGTTTGAACTGATTTGTCAACAGGGTATTCAATAATTTCTGGTAACTTTACCTCAACTGGTTGAGTATCCTCCCAGTCTTTAATGGCACGATCAATCTTGGGCGCAAGAGTTTTTTCAAACTTGTAATCTTGCGCCTGCTTCAACGCTTTGGGAAAACAACCCTCAACACTTTAAGAATCAGTTGCACCCAGCTATTTTCTTTAATGGGAAGCAAGCCGATGATTTCAGAGCCGGCGGCAACAGCAATAGCAACAGCAGCAAGAGTAGCAGGATCCATGGGAAGCGTGGTAATTTAAATTTATCCTAGCAACCCTTATTATAAAAAAAGAAAGCTTTGTGTTCTTCAGATATTTCCCAGTGGATATCTTCATGGGTTTTAAACCATTTTTTCCACACACGAAACTGTTTCTCTGGCAAAGTTGATTCACAACGCAAGCAGATGGAGTCACCCGCAGGTATTTCAGTTAACCACTGGCGCACCTGACGTATTGCAATAGCTTGGGTCTTAGGACCAAATCTACCAGTCAAAGACGAATCCAGACGGCAGACTCTGGTAGTCGAACGGCGATTCATCCATTGATTTATTTGCTTCATGCTTTTTCCCACTGCCATGCTCGTCAACCATATGCAGCCCGAGCCAGTCTTGATCCACGGAATCAAACGCAGTTTGAGGATCATTCCCTGGGGCAAAAAAGTCGTACAAACCTTTTTGTGTCGTTGTAATCTCATTAGCTTTAATCATGCGGAACCATCAAAATAAATATAGTTCTCAGGATTTGAAAGGCCGGCATCATCTGTAGCTGATTCAAAAACAAGATAATTTCCGATTCCTGTTTCGAGTAAGTATTGGGATAAACCAGCTTCAATCTCAATGACTAATTCTACTATGTAGTCTAAAAGTTCATTGCGGGTTGTTGCTATACAAATTAAATACGCACCAGCTGGTAAACGAAAATAACGATTATCGCCTTTGTCAACAGCATTAGGATCAAAATTATTATACAGATAAGACTGAGCGTTCATTGCACGCCCGACGTAAGGATAAGTAGCCACCCCGTTTACTGTAACTTCGATACTATCCTTATCAAAAATATTGCGTGGTTCAATTGGGTTTTTGTTTAAATCATAAAAAGAAACTTGAATATACTTAGGACGTGGTCCTTGTTTTCTTACAACAATCCAGGCTTCTGTTTCTAAATTAACTTCGAACCAATGGTTGTAAGTGCCGCCGCCATAACCTCCGTTAGATGTGTCCCAAGTATCAGCTCGCCCAACAACCTGGAACGTAGGACCAAGTGTTCCTTTTAGAAGACGCGAAGAAGTTACGCTAAACAAGCCAAGATTTAAAGGATTATTTTTAGTGCGTTGCCTTTGGCTTTGTTGGTTGGTACGCATTATTTACACTTATTAATAGTTAGCCTCCCTCATCATAATCGGGGACTTCCCTAACATTTAGCGGATGCGTAATTGTTGGTTTGTAATCTTGTGTAATAATTTCCTGCTCACGGTTTAACAGTCGCGCCCGACTGATTTGCATCAGCTTTTCTGCTTTGAATTCAATTTCAAATGGGTGGACTTTCTCAGGTGAGAACGAACGATTCCAACTTGAGACCATGTGTAAGGGGTTACCACACTTTGGGTTCCCGCAGGCCCGCGTGACAACCATGGACCCCACGTCCCCCCAGGCGCACTGGTAGATCGCCTTGGGGATGGTCACGTTCTCAGCCTTCTGATGGCTGTACTGAGCCCGGTAGGAGGGCATACACACACGCTTGGGGCTGTAGGTACCAGGGGCAGTGATGGTCCAACAGTCTTCTGAATGACCGACCTCAACACGCTTCCAAAGCTTCAAATATTTCAGTTTGTAATCATTGTGGAGAAAGTTGATGTCAAAGCCGCAGTTGTTGCTAAGGATTTTTTTGACACAGAAGTAACACCAGTGGTTGGTTGAGTCCCTGATGGTATGCCCGTGGGGGCAATAGTACCCATGATGATACCCATGAGACTCAAGTTGAGACTCGGTGAGCTGCTCGATCAGCTGTACATACCTGAAAGCGGCCTGCTCAACTACGTTTTTGACCTGTCGGTGGACGTTTGCCATGGGTGCCTGTGCAGACTTTGCGTACTTTGGGTTAATTTTATTTAGTCTAGAGCCAAATGACGCCGCTGTCGCAAAGTGTACGTGTTTCTCACCTGAGTCCCATAAGACACATACATTGTGCGACAGCGGCGTCATTTGGCTTATAGGGGAATAAAACACCCCCCAAAGTCTGCATTCTCTGTATCGCATCCTGGTCCCAACCTGAGACTGAGTCAACAAATAAAAAACCCCCTGCCGTAGCAAGGGATTTGAGCGACCATTCTGCGGTGCGTAACTACTTCCAGTTCAGCTGACAATACGTTTCTTCCGGCGTTCTTTTTTCTTTTTAGGCTCTTCTTCTACCGTATAATCAGCCTCCTTGAGTACGTCCTCAAAGATGCCGCCAAACTGAGATGCAACCGTATCCCAATCAAACTGCTTATCGGTGACGCGTTCATAGCAAAGCTCAGCTGTCGCATCAAGCTTCTCACGATTCTCATATAGATCCGTAAGAATTTCCGCAAGGTGATCACTGGAAGGACAGGGCATCTCCCGTGCGTAGTTGACATCCACATCGACGTGGTCACACCGGATCATGCGTCCGTACCCCTCAAAGATCTCACGGCAGGACGTGTGTGCTGGCACCACCTGGGCAACACGGCAAGCAGCGTGCTCAAAGTTGACAAGCCCCCAGCCCTCACCCTTACAAGTATTGACGCCAACATCGACAGCGTTATAGATGTTGTTGAGCATCTCTACCTCGACGTTGGGCGGGCCTTCCGTCTGAGCTGTAAGGATGATGCGTCCATTAGGATCGAGCCCTTCCCGCTTCATAGCACGAGCAAAGACAGGCATCAAATCCCACCCCTGGTCCTTCAACCCCATATGTAAGTACAGTTGGGTATCCGGTCTATCCTTGGCAAATTTAGCAAAGCCTTCAATCGTAATATCAATCCGCTTACGAAATTGATTACGGTTACCATTAAACACAATAAAGATGTCCTCAGGTAGGTTCAGCTTCTTGCGAGCTTCAGCCTTATCCATCGGATAGAACTGACCACGAGTCACACCATGAGGAATCACTGCTACAGGCTTGGTAATACCACCAGCAATAAATTCGTACGCACCAAATTCCGTATAGGAAATAACTGCATCCCAGTCATTAGCCGTATCAGCCAATGCGCCAGTCCAGGCATACGAATCCATTGGGGCGTACCCAACAAACTTAAATTTCTTTGCCTTATGCAGATCAGCAATTTGCTTGTACTGTTCATTAATGATCCACATGTCATTAATGGTAAAGATAACGTCAGGCTTTTCCCTCTCAACTACTTCCCTGATGCGTTGCTCACCGAACGGTGCCTGCTGGAACCGATTAGATGATGGATACATTTTATAGAACTGCTGCAAAGGAGTCGGATCTCCCCACCAGTTATGGCCTAGGACCACAATCTCATAATCATCCCGAAGCCGCGCAAGGACATTTTCAGTCACTCGCGCGAATCCGGTCATAGCAACAATGTCACCACACCAAAGCAGTTTCTTTTTAGTTGTCATTTAAGACGGGATAACTTGTTTTACTATACTCAATTTGACAGCGCTGTCGACCGTTACTTACGTTACAGCTACTTCGTCTTCTATTTTTTCATCCGTCTTTCTATCCAAGACATCTCCGTAGTGAGCTCGCCACTCTTCCTTATTCAAGCCAACTTCCACAATAGATGGATAGGTTGCATACTTAGCGTCACCCGCACGACAAGCCAAGTTAACAACACGCATGCCACGACTATCCTTAAATTGATAGATGTTCAATTTCAACTGATGCATACACACATCCATCAGCAGGGATTCAAAGCGACTACGACCAAGGATGTTACTATTGCTGGCACGCGAGAACTCACAGTAACTGGCATACAACCATTTATCGCAGTTCACATATACATTTGAAGAGCCACCTATCGTGTGTTTTGCCAGACCAATAGGAGCAGAGGCACCCACATCAAACACAACACAGTGCTGCAGCCAATCCATAATTTGATTAGACTTTAGAATTTGCTCACTATGATGTTTAGCAAAGAACTTAACTTTACTATTTGTTTCCATAAGATATTCCCGCATCTCAGCTTCGCTCATGTCAAGAACCCAGTTAACCAATCCAGGTAGGAGATGAGCAAATTCACCAAACGGTCGACCACGGTCGTCCATATCGATGAGTGTTTTTTGTTGGGCGGATGAGCCACTAAAAACATTATTAAAAGGAATAGTAAGACGCCTACGGGCGAGGCCAGATGTAGGATCAGTCGTTTGAATCGGTTCATTAGCCGTAATCATCACAAGACCACTAAACTTGAAAGGCTTCTGGCTACCAGCCTGAAACTTACGTTCATTACGGATAAGGTCGCGACCCGTCAGTGCTTTCAATACTGAGACTGAACCGCCATAACGTTCAACATCATTGAACAGCAACAGTTTTTTCTTGTACAAATTAGCTGTCTCAAACCGGTTCTTTTCCAAATGCTCCAACGAAGAGATCATGGCATTGTCATCGCCCACCAAAGCATGTGCCAAGTTTGCATAAGTCGATTTCCCTGATTTCCCTGGACCTACAATTTCAACAAACTTTTGAATATCAGCACAACTCAAGAGCACGGCCCGCAGCCAAGCCCGCAAGACTTGCACCCTACCCCAGGAATCATCCTGAACTCCCTTAAGCCACTTGATAATGGGTTCGCATCCTGCCCCTGGGTCGTAAGGGTATGGCAGTTGTTGTGTAATGTGCATTTCCCTGTCGAAGGGCAGCAGCTCCCTGGTATGAATATTAAGGATGCCATTGGTAAAAAGCAGGTGTTCATTACCTTCATGCCAATCATCAAAGATGAGTGTGATACGAAGCTGCTCTAGTACATCATTAATCAAATTCATACTGTAGCCGTTATGCAGGAAGTTATCCTTCACCATCTCAAACTTATGTTTGATGTCACCTCGTACCTCATGCTCCGACAACTGAGACCACAACCCAGGCCAATGATGTTCATAAATGAAGAATGTCCCCTGGGCTTGACTGTACCGGAGATTTCCGCTATACATTTGACGCAGTACATCCGACACCACATCCGATGATGGGTTCCTTGGCTTCTGGTCTTTACCTTGTTTCGCTCTTGGGAGCGCCAACGTTTTTACCTGTACATTCATGGCGCGATGATCTTGCGAAGGTTTCCAGCCGTGTTCTTGAGCGATGTGGATCAATGATCCAAGACCACGCCCACCTTTCTTACTGAAAGAAAGCCAACGCGTGTGGCATTCACCTTCTCTGTACTTAGCAGATTGCTGGGACCATTCGTCCCAAGCATCAAGTAATGATTCATCTGTTGAGTGGAGTGTTTGACCGATTGTGATCCAAATGTCATAGTCGTCACATGCTGCTACAGGTAAAGCCCACATAGCTTCCTGCGCCAACTGCATGTCACGTTCAAGACTAATCTCAGAAATCACTGCAAAATTACTACCTACAGAACGGGTGGTCTCCTTAGCCGGAATCCCCTGCTTAATATTCTTATTGATGATGGCATTTAGAAGCCAGTCCGGAAATTCAGGCAGCTTGTCACACCATTCAAATCCTTGTCCCTCTGCCGTGTAGTAACCCTCTGTCTCAGGGTGCAAACCCATAAGTACCCCCTGGTGCCGGGACCAAAGAATCTCGAGTTTTTCTTTAGGTGCTTCCCCATGCCAAGTGTATTTATTACGAATGAAGTGTTTATGCTTTTCGCGAGGCAGCTTATACAGCTTACGTTCTCGACCAAGTTTTCCACTACAAACAGTTAACGTTGGCGGTAGTGCCACATCAAAGTCTGTTTCATCTGCCAACTCGTTAACAAGTGTGTAAATACTTGACCCATCAATATCTACCCATACCAACCCATAAGGATTGTTGTAGGCAGGGCCACCCATAACACCAATTGCTTTACAGTCACCAGCAAGTATCTCTTCTTCAATTTCATATGGGCTAAATGGTTTACCTTGCCATCCTTTGATGTACGGATCCTTTCGGGCGCCTAACGGAGTGAGTGGCCAATCAAGTGGAATGAAGTCAAGGCGTATTTCTCCCGGTCGCAGGGACAGTTTGTTGGTACTTGTCATGTGCGGTGCAGGTTGGTCGTAGGGTCCACTCTAAGTTTCTTTGGGGAAATTGGGAATCCTTCAGCAATAAAAAAGCATGAACGTGCATAGGTGTTGGAAGACAAAAAATGTCCCCATCCATAGCAGATGCCATGCGTTTATTCAGTGAAGTTAGCCATTCCCCAGTGAAAACATGAATTTCCATGGGGATCGATTTGAGTGCTTTCCTATCCTACCCCTGGTCAGCCAGCTAAAAACTACCAGAATCATAAGAATCAATAAGTCTAATGAGACACATGATTCTCAAGCAGCAGTTCGTTTATAATGAGAGTTGCAGCAATAAACCTATGCAGATTGCTGGAAAATATTTAGCTGATGTGGCTCCTTCCAGGGAAATGGCGGGTCCTAAGATCGAAGGAAAAATCAAAAGCTTAAGCCCAGAACGTGCGATGCTACAAGCAAACCCACGCCTTGCATTTGGTGCGAGTGACCTGGGGCTAAGTCAAAATGAATCGGCGTATTACAATTAAAAAGCTAAGGTTACAATTGTTACAACTTTTAACGTTCTCATGCCTTTCCATAAAGATCGCTTACGTGCTAATATCATACACAGAAAGCTCTTGTTTTTATGTACCATTACACTTACATGAGTATTGATCCTGCAGATGAGCGTAAATACATTGGCAGTAGGTCGTGCAAGTGCTTACCCAAAGAAGATACAAAATACTTCGGAAGTTACAAGGATAAGTCTTTTAAACCACAGCAAAAGATTATCTTAAAAGTATTCCGCTCTAGGGAAGAAGCTTTTAAACATGAAATTTATTTGCATTTTATTTTGGACGTTGCAGTCAGCAACACGTTTGCTAATAGAGCAAGGGTAACGACAACGGGATTTACCTGGGCTGGCCAACATCACAGCAAAGAAACTATCGAACGGTTACGTATTGCCAGTAGAAACATGAGTGAAGAAACAAAAGAAAAGATTAGACAAAAAAACAAAAATAAAAAACTTAGTCCGTGGCATCTTGAACGTCTTAAATTAGCAAACACAGGAAGGAAACACAGCCTGGCAACAAAAGAAAAAATAAAAGCAAAAGCTTTAGGAAAAAGAATGTCTAAGGAAACACGCCGTAAAATTGGTGTGTACAACAAAGATAAATGGATTAATAGACCTGATCAGAGCAAGGTAGTAGTTTTACAAAACATAAAAACAAAAGAAATTAAATCTTTTGTATCCCAAAAAGAAGCTGTTAGGGTTCTTGCTTTGCATCAAGCAGCTGTAAATAGAGTTGCTTTAGGAAAACAGTATTCAACTGGTGGATGGATATTATTTTTAAATTAAATCAGGATCATGCCTGCCATAAGTTTCAATTTGTGTATAGTACTCTTTAACTATTTTGTGCCATTTTTCATGCATCACATTTAAATAATTTCTAGAGATTTTAAAAATTTGTGTACGTATTGGTGTTGAAACAATGATTGCAGCTTGTTGTACTGTTATTCCTAAAGTCTGGGTAATAGATAGGTCGTAAGCTCCCAACTGCAACATGCACTTTTTAAACTTCAAATGACCCCCCAGTAAGTCTCGCCATTCAGGCGATCCTTTCTCCAAATCTTTAGGCCAATTACGACTATAGGGTTTGACACTAGTCTTCAAATCAGCAAGAGTAAGCTTGTTATTAACCACGCCAATAATGTCAGGAGCGCCAGCCCAAGCACGGCCTTCATCATCGCAACCCCACACGCGAGCCACATCATCAGAACCCACAGTAAAGTTAAAACGTTCAACCATTGGAGATTCTGCCCAAAGTACCTCCGTAAATTGGTCCAGAATCCCTGGCATACCTGACCAAAAATCCGCATAATCTTCCTTGATCTCCGGAGCTTTATTACCTTTAAGGTATTGTTCCATCCCATAGTGTATAGCAGTTCCACGTTCCGCAGCAGCTTCCTTCACTCCAGGATTTGCCTTAGACCACATCTCTAATTTTTTTTTGTTTGCTTCTGATGCAGTCTCCGAAAGAATCGTAGTGACTGAGGGTGCTGGCCCCGTATCAAAAGGAGTGACGTAATGCCGCTTACCATTGAGCGTAATTCGTGCCGGACCACGGTTCAAACCTTCGAGCCGGCCTCGCCAATCGTTGCTCATCTGCGTTTTTTATATTGCCAGCAATCTAACGCATATATGAACGAATCGTAAGAATTCCCAGCTTTCCAATCAAACTGGCGTACGCTACCCTGGTAGTAGACCAACCCAATCTTTAAATAATCTATTATGGTGTGTAAGTCAGTGCGTTTTTATTACGGAGAACACACCCCTGACGGTTTCAATAAACTAGCCTTTGATGACTACGAAGACATAGAAGCTGATCTTCACGAAGAACATCTTCAACAAGAAAAAATTGATTACCTCCGCATTGACCTCTAAAGTTTTTTTGTCATGAAAGATTATCACGAAACTTGGGCTGAATACTTCCAAGAGATTCAACCACGTCTTAACGATCGCAGGGATGGTTTCAAAAAAATATTTGAATACCTAACCACCGTTAAAAATCCTGTCATTGTCGAGACTGGTACTTACCGTGAAGAAAACAATTACGAAGGTGACGGCTGCTCTACTCTTCTCTTTGATAGCTTTGTTGATTATCACGGCGGCGACGTTCTTTCCGTTGACATTGATCCTGTCGCCTGCAAGCTCGCAGAAAAAAATACGTGGTTCACTGAGGTTATTGAATCAGATTCAGTTGAATTCCTTGGTACTCTCGAAGGTAAAATTGATCTGCTCTACCTAGATTCCTACAATATCGACGATTGGAATAACGACTGGGCACCTGCTGCACACCACCTAAAGGAGTTGTTCGCAGCCAAGAACTGCATCAAAGATGGCACGTTGATCGTAGTGGATGACAATCTTGTAACACCAGCTGGAAAACGTATTGGTAAAGGGCGTCTCATCTATGAACTAATGGAATCCCTGGGGATCGAACCCTACCTTGACGGTTATCAAGTAGGTTGGATCTGGAAAGAAGCCGTGCCAGAATAACCGTAGTCCACAGTATGCACATGTTTATTGCAGGCCCTATACTGAGAGCACCAAAACAATCTGAAATGGCACTTTCAAATCAAGCCAAGGAATCCATCCTTGGTGCCACCAATTGCCTACGTTCTGAAATGGCACTTTCAAATCAAGTCAAGGAATCCATCCTTGGTGCCACCAATTGCCTACGTTCTGAAATGGCACTTTCAAATCAAGTCAAGGAATCCATCCTTGGTGCCACCAATTGCCTACGTGATGCGTTGGCATTTGCTGCTCGCGCCGAACACCCAATCACGATCAACACCATTTCAGATATCTTAATGCGGCTCGAATCCCTGGAGCACATGGAAGACCTGATGGAAAAATTCCATAAAGCCCACGAAGGTCATCGTCATTAACCAATAGTAGTATTAAAACACCAAATGAAACTGTATAATAATAAAGATGATCTTAAACATCCATTAGATATCATGGCTGCCAAGAAACCCCCCGTTGCCAAAGGTAAAGCTGTACCACCTAAAGGCAAGCCAGTTCCCCCCAAGGGCAAGGCTGGTGTCAGTGATGCTCAAGCAACTGCTCGTGACAAGTTCAAAGAGATGATCGCCAAAAAGAAAGAGGCTGCTGCTAAGAAGAAGTAATCTGCTATAGTATTTCTGACAGAGGGCAAGCCTCTACGCTTTTAACCAAAGCCTACGCTTGCTCCTTCTATCCTGGCGGTGGTTGCTGGCGTATAGTCGGTGACCTACTCTGCAGAGACCGCCAAAACACCCCCTAAGCCTCTTAACAATGCTCAAACCTGGGGGTCACTGGAAGGTATCCGCAAACGGTGCGGCTCGCGACGGCGGGGAACGGTTCAATTCCGTAAGGTCAAGGCAGGTTCGAGTCCTGCGCCTTCCCTTCATTGATCTTCTGGTAAGCTGGAACAACACTGGGAGAGCACCTTGGCGGTGGGCGCGTCGGCGTCAGAGGCGGTTCGATTCCGTCCATTGGCAATGGTGGTTCAAGTTCACCTTCTCCCCAAACATTCACTCAGTGCGAACCAATTGGATAGGGCGGTTACTGCTGCTGCAGGACGATGAGTGTTCGAATCACTCCTAAGTGCTAAATGTTGTCCAGTCTTTCAGTGAGGGCGTATATTTCTTCTTGTAAGCTTGCGATGTCCTGCTTCAACAAAAATACAATATTTGCAAAATTGCCATAGATAATTTTTTCTTTATCTGTCAAACCTTTCCAACCCATAGTGTATTCTTCATCTTCTAGAATTTCTGATCCTACAAAAATTTCCGCAAGTATGTCATGTAGATTTAAGTTAAATTTGAATGCGTAATAATCATCCGAGTTTTTAAAATGGCAATAAGTAAGCTTGTTGTAATCATATGGCTTTGGTCCTGCCACTAAGCTCTTAAGAATTTTTACTCCTGGTATTTTTAGTTGGCTTAATGTGAGCTTGTATGTGTTCATTGTAAAGAAGCAAATGGTTGCCTGGGTGACTAACCCCAGGACTTTCTCAACCCCACTTAAGTAAAGGGTTGAACGCAGGCCCGATTCGCCTGCTGGGTCCCTACAATCCGCTGGGACTAAGCACCCTCTTCATCCTGTAGAGGAAACGGGGGTATCGGATACGCACCGGCCAGGGCGGCTCTTGTTCTTTTAGTCGGTGGTGACAGAGCGAAATCCACAAACGAAGTGTAGCACCTCAGCAGCCTGGTGGCAAGAGAGCTAAAGTTATATCTTACCTGCTGGTAGTCTATTGGTAAGGACATCCCGACAAGGGAATTAGAAAGCTGGTTCGATTCCAGTACAGCAGATTAAATGACCTGGACACACGCACGAAAACGTATTGAACGAAATCGTCAATCGTTACTTGCGTATAAAAAGACTTTACGTTGTGATCATTGTGAGTTGTCCGATCATCGTGTCCTTGAATTTCATCACCTTGGCGATAAAGATTTAAACATATCTTCAATGGTTAATCATGGATATGCTTGGGAGCGCATCCAAAAAGAAATCAAGAAATGTATACCACTATGTTGTAATTGCCACAGGCTTGAGCACTGGGTAGATTAACGGAAAAACAAACCACCAGCTTCGGACAAGCCTAGTTCAGGAATTGTTACTTGGCCAAAAGGTGTTGGAAACTTCCATTTGCCACCACGTTTTCGAGCAGCCTCTGCTCTTTGGAACTGCGCTTCAATAGCTTTTTTTTCAGCAGCAACAACAGCAGGAGTTACTCTGGAAGAACGAGGAGCTAAAGTTGCTGTTGTAATCGCGGAAACAATAGGATTAGCAACAGCTAAAGCACGCGCTGGAACAGCAATTCCAGCTTGAGCAGCTTTAACAACTCCAGTTCTAACTGCCCCTTCCATCAATGCGCCTGTTGTTGCAGCGGCGCCTGCTTTTGCTACAGCAGAGTCATAACGTCCTTTTTCTAGGTCTTCAAAAATTTCTGGACTATAAAAAGCTCCTGCAGCAAAAGCACCTGATTTTAATGGGCTAATGTTCCTGAAACCACGGCCTGCATATGTAGACGGTTCTCTAGATAAACCTTCTGGAATAGTTAATAAAGTTTCTCTGTTTCCAACCTTTACGTGGTCCCATGTAAAATCAGAGTTTAAATTTGGATCCATTGAATTGTTAAAAATTTTGTTAATTCCAGCTTTTGTTCTTTGCTCAGCTGTTGCGTTTAATGGATCAAACTCTTTTAAAATTGGTATAGAGCCACGCTCTCTTTCAGAAACACCTAAAGCAGGTACAGGTGTAGCTATATTTTGCAACACTTGATTTATTGGTGCTGGGCGTCCTGGCGTTCCTTCAACAGTTGCTAAACGATTAGCTAAGTTCATAAAATATTTATCTGGTCGATTCACATCAGCTAAAGGTTCAGGATTAAAACCATAATCTCGTAACTTAGTATACAAGTCTGCAGCAGTTACTTCTCCTCTTGCTTGAATATTTTCTTTAGGAAAATATATATCCCCTTTATCTTGGCGACGCTGTCCCCATACACGATTTTCAATGAGTGTCGGATTATTTTCAACTTCTCCTGTTGTTCTAAAAGAGCTTTTGTTTTCAGGGTTAAGATCAAGCCTAGTCATGTACAACGTTGGATTTGAAGTTGTAACAACTTTTCTGTTTAAATTTCCTCGTGCATAAGTCCATTGAGGTTCTTCAGGATTCCCCAAATATATCCCTTGGAACCACCCTCCCCAGTTTCAACTGCTGTTAATTCTGGTGTAGCAAAACGTGCTGGGTTAGGACTAGGTGTAACCGTAATAATATCCGCTTGGTAGTTAGCTGGTTTAATTTTTTTTAATTCTTCGTTATATTTACCAGCTAAAGAAAGGTCAGCTGGTACAAAAGGAGTAGTGGTTGAAGGAATTAACTCTTGAAGAATAGGCCCTGCTCTGTATTGCAGACCAAAGCCTCCTTGTTGTAAATAAAGATTCTTTAAACGTGGGTCAATATCTTTATTAAAATACTTTTCAGTTTGAACAGCACGGTCAATTATCGACTCATCCCTTGGTGCATTCCCAAATGCTGTCGCATAATTTATAAGTGGAGAAGCAATTAATCCAATGGTTCCTAAAGAACCTGCATTTACTTGAGTCCAATTTGGTTCTTTTGACTCCATTTCTTTTTTAAAACGCCCAGCAAATTCCATCAGTTATTCCGCAACGTAGCTTTAATTTTCCAAGCTGCTTTAAACGCTTGTCCAACAAGATCAGCCATGTAATTCTGGATGTCAATAGCACCGATCTTCTGTGCAATAGGTTCTAGTTTCTTAGCCTTGGCACCAAGCTCCTCAAGGTTTTTGTAGTACACACCAAGCATGTCACTACTTTTATAAGACTTAACTGCTTGTATCGGTGGTGCCAGATCTTTTAACCCACAGCCACACATCGGCATGAGGTAGTCCATGCTACGGACAAACTCACCAAGGGTATCGAACTGCTCAAGGTGCGCTTCGTACTGATCCTTTAGAAATGCATGTAGCCCAAGAAAATTTGAACCTTCAATATTAAGGTGAATCAAATGAGACTGCGTCTCAAGTTCTTTTACATAAGACGACAGTGCAATTAACTGCTGGATGAATGCCCCGATATCTCCACTAGCTTTCGACTTAGCAGGAGCCTTGGGTTTGTCCTGGGGCTGAGGAACCGGTTGAACCTGTGTGGTTTCAGTAGGTTGATACGGTTGAGGACCAGGGGTATACATAGTCAAATGCCTTTGTTTATCTAGTTTAACAAATGTTACTTACCATTTCATCTTGAAGCTTCTTCCCAATCCATTGATGCATGTACAGTAGATGTTCCAGCCGCAGCTGTCACAATAAGAC